TGTTGTTTCCGCTGATTTCTATGGAAAACAACTTCAATTAAATTTTATTAATTCACAAGATACTATGAATATTTCGGTATTCATGGGTATGAGTGGTAATTGGAAATTAGTTCCGACACAATCTTGGTCAGATACTAAATTTACTCGTATGCGTCTTGATAGAGATGATGGGATGAGCTTACTTTTATATGGTGGATATATGGGTCCAAAATATAAAATAGGTGGATTTAACACAAAAAGAGGATTTGATATTGTTAAAGATTTTGATAAGTTCAAAGATAATGTCATTTCAAATATAAACACTAAGATATTTGATAAACCTATTTGTGAAGTTCTTTTAGATCAAAGATATTTTGATGGTGTTGGTAATTACATTAGAAGTACAATTCTTTATTATTTAGATGTTAATCCATTTGAATCGGCTCGTGATATTATTAATGATAATCCAAATATTTTTGATATGTGTCGTGAAGTTATTGAGAAATCTTATACTTTAAATGGAGGTCAATTAAGAGATTGGCAAAATCCTAATCCAAGTTTAAGTTCTGAAGAGTTTCATAAATGGGTTTTTTATCAAAAAGGTATTTCATGTGTTGATAAAACCGGAAGAACATTCTGGTTTAGTGAGAAATGGGCTAATGAGTGTCCATATAAAATTAAACAATTAGTATGGAGTTAATAACCTGTTCGGGGGAAATCTAAATTTTTTTATATATAATAAAAAATTTAGATTATGGTAATTTATTTAGTCACAAATTTGTTGAATAATAAAAAATATATTGGTATGGATTCTTTAAATTGTCCAAATTATTTAGGGTCTGGTGTTTTTATAAAGAAGGCAATAAAAAAATATGGTCGAGATAACTTCAAAAAGGAAATTTTGCAGATTTGTAGTACAAAAGAAGAGCTACTTATCGCTGAAAAATATTGGATCGAATTTTTTGACGCGGTAAATAGTCGAAATTTTTACAATCTAAGAGAAGGTGGTCAGGGTGGTGATATCAGAGAATTCTTGAGTAAGAGTCAAATCGAAGAATGGAAAAAAAACATAAGTCAAGGTAAGAAGGGTATCAATAAAGGTATTCCTTTGAGTGATAAAAATAAAGCTGGAATAAGTCAAGGATTAAAACTTTTTTATATAAATAATATATCTCCTAATATGGGAAGAAATCATAGTGACGAGACAAAATTGAAAATAAGAAACGCTCTTATAGGACGTGAGTTTACAGAGGATCACAAAAATAACTTGAGAAGAACAAACGTTGAGAGTAAAGATCCTTCTATTACTCGTGAAAAAAGAGATAAGTTGTCTAAATACAATGCTTCTCTTACGAAAGATCAAGTGTTAATGATATTCAATTTATCAAGAACACGTCAAAAAAGCTATTCAGAGTTGAGTAAAATGTTTGACTTGTCTATAAGTTGTATTTCCGAAATAATTAATAAAAAAACATATAAATGGGTTTGGGAGGAATTAGAAAATGGAATTGGTAACGACTAGAATATGTATGGTTCTTGATATTGGTGTGAATGATTCACTATTCGGTGGTCACATGCTATCGTTTATAGATGAAGCAGCGGCAGCTTATGCTTGTCAAATATGTGATTCGGCAAAAATGGTCACAAAAAAAATTGAAGAAGTTATTTTTCTAAGTCCAGTCAAGGTTGGAAATCTTATAAAGATTTACGCTTCAGTTGACAAATTTGGAAATACTTCGGTCACTCTAAATCTTGAGGCTAGAAAACATAATGTACATACTGGTAAACAAGATATAGTGTGTTCAACTAAAATTGTATTTGTAAAAATTGATGAAGAAGGATCTCCAATTCCAATTTCGGATAATGTCAAAGTGAGATACTCTGATAGATTTAAAAAATATGGTAGAGGTCTTCTACATCCTGATGAACTCGAAAAGGAGATTAAAATTTCAAATTCAGAAAAAAAGGTTTCTAAATGAAGGGACAAATTACTAAAAACGATGTGAAGAATATCTCAGATCATTATGGAATAGATGCAGAGAGTGAATTGACTTCAATGTTATCCGAAGAATTGGCTAAATCAATAGACGCTGAGATTATGAAGAATTTATTCAGTGATTTCAAAAAGGATAAAATTAATAAAATATTAGAAAAAATAAATAAATTTAATGAACAACCTAGATAAAACATATACCTCACTGCTTCAAGATATTCTTGATAATGGTGTTGAAAAAAAAGATAGAACTGGAACTGGAACAATTTCAGTATTTGGTCGCCAAATTAGACATAAAATGTCAGAAGGATTTCCTTTACTTACTACTAAGAAAATGTATATGAAGGGTGTTATAACTGAATTACTATGGTTCTTACGTGGTGATACTAATATTCAAAGCTTGGTTCAAAATAATTGTCATATTTGGGATGGTGATGCATATAAATCATATTTAAAGAATAGAGATTCTTTTTCTAATAGAGATAATGTAAAAGAGGATGTTGTTATTAATGGAATAAATGGTTCTTCTAATAGAGCATATACTATGGAAGAATTTATCAATACAATTAGAACTAATAATGTTTTTGCTGAGAGATGGGGTGATTTAGGTCCAATTTATGGTAAGCAATGGAGAAAATGGAGAGGTCAAGATGGCAAGATTGGTGAAAAGGATGAAAACGGAACAAGAATTATTACTTGGAATCAAATAGACCAAATCGCAAACCTAATCTCCGAACTTAAAACAAATCCAGACTCAAGACGATTAATGGTTAATGCTTGGAATGTAGGTGAAATTGATGAGATGGTTTTGCCACCTTGTCATTATGGATTTCAAGTTTATACAAGAGAGTTGAGTTTGGAAGAACGATATAATTTGATTGAGGAAGATAAACATACTCAGTTTGTAAATTGGCAAAGTTTAGGTACTGATAGAATAAAAGAGGTGTTAGATGAAAAAAACATACCAACCAGAGCAATCTCTCTAATGTGGAATCAAAGATCATGTGATTTATTTTTGGGAATTCCTTTCAATATTGCTTCTTATGGATTGTTATTAGAAATATTAGCTAAAGAAGTTAATATGATTCCAGATGAATTGATTGGTAATTTAGGTGATGTTCATTTATATTTGAATCACATTGAACAAGCAAAAGAACAGATTGGTGTAGACCTCACACATCAAGAAAGAATTGATTGGTGGTTTCATAATTCTAAGCCAAATAGAGATGTAGTAGAAGATTTTGACTCTCTTCCTCCTGAGATTCAAATGGTTAGATTGAATAAGAGCGAAATTCCTTTGAAATCCAGAATTCCTTTTCCATTGCCAACATTAAAACATATGAAAACTGATGATTTTTATAAATCACTATCAGAAGATATATCAATGATCGGTCATTTAGATAATATTGATTTTCAATTAGAAAACTACCAATCACATCCAACAATTAAAGCCCCTTTAAGTAATTAAAAACATTAAAAAATAATTAAATAATATGAGTGAAGATGAAATAGAATATTCAATTTACGACCAATTGGTTGAGCAAATTAAGAGTATTGATACTGATGATTTATCGGATGATGTTAGTCAGACACCAACAATGTCGGAAGTTGAAAAACAAATGGTTTATATTTGGATTCGCCTCTATTTAAAAGAGGAGATTTCTAATATAAAAGATGGTGACGAATTTGTTATAAAGTATAAATCTGGTGAAGAATTAAATACCACATTTATATGTTTTGGTAAGCAAAATTCTTTTAAGGATGCCGAAGATTATACAGAGATTCAGATGTTAACAGAAGATGATAAAAAGGTTTTATGCTTAATGGTTAATGAAGAAGATATAAAGATTGGTGAGAGTATACCATTTATTAGAACTTTATTTAAGGGATCTGTGCATTATCAAGAACAGGTATATCATAGAGATGATATGACTTTTACTAATAAAAGAACATTAGAGGTCATGAATTATATTGATTGTGATTTTTAAAAATAAATAAAATTTTATGATACAATTTAAAATAAAAGAACTTAAAGAAACTATTAAATTAATTGAACTGAAAAATTCAAGTGATGTATCAATTGAAAGTTATAAGAAAAGAAGAGACCAATTGATTTCTGAAATTGAAGACGAGTTGGTAAAATTAAATGACTTTGACAATTGGAAAGAATGGAAAAACTTTCAATTTTTTGATTTTTAATTACTAAAAACGAATATAAACCTTGATGTCGGTATACCTTTAGATTGTAAATACTCATTTCCATATGCTGTTAATAATTCGCAATTAAATTCGGACTGAAATCTTTTTAATAAATCCTCACAATCTTTATTAAAATCATATACAGTTTTATAGAAATCATTAAGTCCAGTCAAATCAATGTATATTACTAAATAAACTTGTTCTATATTTTTTATTTCTTTACCTAACATTATAAATTTATGAAAAGATAGTATATCATTCTTTTCTATAAATTTATATCCAATAGCACCAGAATCACCTTCAAATACCATATCCCATTTATCAACCAGTTCTAGAAAAATATCTTTTATTTCTTCTATATCTGGTTGGTTAGAAAAACTTTCAAATTTTGAAATAATATACATGAGATATATATAAAAAAGTATATAAAAAAATAATTAAAAATAGTGCTGATAGATACTCAATATTTGGTAAATACGAAGAAATTAGTTGTAAGTTACGTTGATAAAACCGGCGAAATTAAATTAAAATATTATGATTGGGAAAATCCACTAAAGTATGTTACTTGTGAAGAAAATGACCCTCAAAGACATCCAGATTATAAATCTTGGGATAATAAACATGTTAAACAGATTGATGTAAATCACCCTGATAGATATGCGGTTTATGAGTTCTTAGATGCTCTTCCTGAAAAAGAAAGAGATGAGATTTTTGAATTTAACTTACCTAAAATATTCTTTGTAGATATTGAGACTGAAATCGTAGATGGATTTCCAGAAGCTGCCGATATATTGAATGCTGATGGTTCAGTTAAAAAAGAAGGGGCTTCTACTCAAGTTTTATCTATATCTGTTGTTTATGATGATAAGATAATTCTTTTGGGATTGAAAGATATGCCACAAGATATGCAGGATCGAATTTTAGATAATACGAATAAATATTTTGAAAAATCAAAAGTTGAATATAAATTCAAATACATTAAATATGAGGATGAATTTGATATGTTGTACAACTTTTTTAATAAAATGGTTCCGAAGATGCCGCTTATTACTGGTTGGAACTTTCTAAACTATGACTGGTTATATCTTGTAAATCGTTCTAGAAAATTAAGCAAATGGATTAATGGTAAGCAAATTAAAATTGATCCAGCTGCTTCATCATTTACTAAAAGATTAAATAAAGTTTGGTCTACTGAATATGAAGTACCCGCTCATAGAATGATATTTGACTACATGCAATTATATGAGATATGTGATACTTCAATTAAAGTTAAAGAAAGCTCTTCATTAGACTTTGTTTCTAATAAGTTGGTTGGTGTGGATAAAATTAAATATACCGGTTCGCTCCAAAAACTCTATGAAGAAGATTTTGAAACTTTTATGTATTATAACGCGGTTGACTCCGTTCTGGTTCAAAAGATACACGAAGCCAGAAATTATATCTCTATTATTTTTGCTATTTCAGCTCTTGCTAAAATTAGAGTAGTTGATATTGTTTCTCAGATGAATAATGCTCTTGGATCACTTGCTATTACAGAGGGTGTATTGAGAAATAGATTCCGTGATATGGAGAATATCATTTTGTTTAAAGATGAAAATGCTGTTCGTGGTGGAGAATCTGGAATTGCAGGTGGGTGGGTTAAAGATCCAATTGTTGGTATGAATAAATGGTGCGTAATTTATGACTTCGCAAGTTTATATCCAACAACGATGTTGCAGTTTTATATTGCTCCAGAAACATTCATTGGTGTTAAAACAGAAGAAGAGGATGATTATTGTTTTAATGGTAATCAAAGAATAAAGATTGATTTGGATAAACATGTTGTTTGTATAAATGGTGTGGTTTTTGAAAAAAGATTGTCACCAACTCTAAGGATGATTGAAGATGTTTATCTAGATCGTAAAACAAATAAAAAAATCATGATGCAGAAGAAAGAAGAATATAAAGCAGTCATGGATGAAATTAAACAATTAGAATCGGAATTATGACATAGGGAGATAAAGTATTTTTATATATAAAATAAAAAATCGAATATGAAAAAATATTATGTTTATGCCTTTCTTGATAAATCAAAGCCTGGTGATTTTAATTATGGTGATTTAAATTTTGATTATGAACCGTTTTATATTGGAAAAGGAACTGGTGATAGAATCACAACTTCATCTCTAGATAGAGAGAGTCCATTCAAAGTTAATAAAATTAAAAAGATTAAAAAATCTGGAGGCGAGATTCTAAAAATAAAATTATTTGAAAATTTAGAAAATGACGTGGCTTTAGAGAAGGAGATTGAAGTAATAAAAAAAATAGGACGAAGAGATTTAAAAGTGGGTCCTTTAGTCAATCAGACTGATGGTGGAGATGGAAGACTTACATCTCCACATAGTGATGAAACTAAGAGAAAAATATCTGAGACAAAAAAGTCTCAAAAAATTATAGCATATTCTGTAAATCCTATGACACAAGAGCAAAGAGAACATATAAAAAAAATCAATCAAGGAGAAAATAATCCATTTTTCGGAAAAAATCATACAGAAGAAGTAAAGGAAGAACACTCACTTAGAGTTTCTGGAACGAATCATCCAATGTGGGGTAAAAAACATAACGAGGAGACTATACAAAAGATTAGAGAAAGGAGAAATGCTGGTGTCGATCAAGATAAAATGACACAATTATCAAAAGAATTAAATTCTAAATCGGTTTTACAATTTAACCTTGATGGTGAGTTTATTAAAGAATTTTTCTCAATAAAAGATGCTGCTATTGAAACAGGATGTTCTGAATCAATAATTGGCAAATGTTGTAGAGGAGTAATAAAAAAACCAAGAAAATATATCTTTAAATTTAAAAATCAAGAAAGTTTGGAATTGAAAAATTCATTCATTTTTAAAATTAATGATGAATTTGAGTTAGATAATATGAAGTACAAATTAGTAAAAAGAAATAAAACTTCAGCTGTTGGTGAGAATGATGGTGAATTTTATACATTTCGAAAAAAACATTATCCACAATTTTTTGAAAAGAGAATATTAGAACTATAATTATAAAATACCCTATAACAATTATGTCACTTAAAAAAGATTTACTCAAATATCAACCTCGTAAAGAGCAACAAGAATGTATTGATTTTATCGATGCAGAATATAAAAAGAATAAAGAAAATAAATTCTTTCTTCTAAACCTCCCAGTCGGGAGCGGAAAATCCCATTTAGCATTGATGATTGCTGATTGGTATTTAAAAAATGTCAATGGTAATGCTAAGTTTGATGTCATTACAAATAGTAAAATTTTACAAGATCAATATGTTGAGACATATGAATCTATAAACGATTTAAAAGGTAAAGAAAACTATGAGTGTGCTCAATATGCTTGTTCATGTGCTCAGGGCAATGAATTCAATAGATTAAATAAAACAACTTGTGAGTTTTGTCCACACTCTGGAGCTAGAGATGGTTATGTTTCTGGTAGAATGTCATTGACCAATTTCTATCTTTATATTCTATTTCAGTTATATATGACTAAGATGATGGATGCTAGAGGCAGTAATGTGTTAATTGTTGATGAAGCTCATGATTTTGATGATGTGATGTCAGATTTTATAACAATTAAAATAACTGAGTCTGTTGTTAAAAAATTAAAATTTTCTAATGAATCTAAGATTATTAAGGATCTAAAGAGTGTTAGTAGTATTAGTGGATATATTGAATTTCTTAAAGAGTTACAAGGTGAAATTGGAACAACTATTGGTGATGTTGAAAGATCTTTAAGTGCTGAGAAAAGAAGTGCAAAATCTGTTAAAAGAGAAAATTCTGTTAATAAAGTATTGGGAGGTAAAAACTCGGATTTTAAGTTAATGCAAGTTATAACTGATTTGCAACAATATCAATCTAAAATTGAAATATTTTTAAATGAATATAAAGCTAATCCTGATAATTGGGTATTAGAATCAAACTATAATGAAAAAACTAAACAAAAAGAATTATCACTAGAGCCTATTTGGGCATTTGATTATCTTGATAAGTACGTTTTTTCAAAATATGATATGGTTTTTCTAATGTCTGGAACTATTCTCGATAAGAGTTTATTCTGTCAATTGAATGGTTTGGATGTTGATAAGGCTGTTTATTATTCAATTGAATCTCCTTTTCCAGTTAAGAATCGACCAATCTATTATATGCCACTTGGTAAGATGTCTTATAAATCAAAAGAAGATACCTTTAAGAATTATGTACCGTTTATTCAGAAGATATTGAATAAATATCCTGATAAGAAAGGAATTATACATACTAATTCCTTTGAGTTAGCAAGTTGGGTGTCTCGTGATGTTCGAAATCCACGATTAGTTTATCATGATTCATCTAATAAGGATTTAGTATTACAGGAACATTATGCTACTGAAAAACCAACCGTTATAGTTTCTCCAAGTATGGATACCGGTGTTAGTTTTGATGATGATAAAGCAAGATTTCAAGTAATCGCTAAAATTCCTTATCCAACTTTGGCTTCTCAGAAAAATAAGTTAAGACAGAAAATGAATCCTGATTGGTATACTTGGAAAACGGTTTCTGGATTGATTCAAATGACTGGTAGAGCTGTTAGATCAAATGAAGATTATGCTGATACTATTATAATTGATGGATCTTTTTCAGATTTATTAAAATATTCTGGTCACTTTTTCCCAAATTGGTTTCAGGAGGCTATTAAAAGGGTTAATGTTAAAATTAACGCTTAAAGGCTTTTAGGCATCTTTCTACTGCTTCTATTCCTCTTTTATCAAATTTAAATTGTTTAGACCTGGCTCTTTTTATAAGTTCTGGGTCTGAATAATTTTCTTTTTCCCTTTCAGGAACAGACCATAAATTTACAGAGTAATACTCATCATCAGTCATTACTAATTCTGATAGTTCTTTTCTGTCTATACTATTTTCTATATCATTTAGACTTCCTCTTTCAAATCCTATTGTAAATCCAGCTGGGATATTTCCTGATGAGCTAATGGTTTTATTTATATCTAATTTTAAACGAGGTCTATTTTCTAAATCTGGAATATACACTTCTGTGTCCCACTCATAGAACTCGAGACTTAATGCTTTTTCAACATATTCTTTAAACTCTTCAAATGAGTTTACATCTTTATTTGCTGATGTCTCATTATCTTTGAATTTTAACATAAATTGACAATAGGGTTGCCCATTTAACCTTCCCATATAAACATGTAAAATATCATTGATGGGCTCATATCCAATTGATGATATTCTAGTATTTAAATCAATAATATCTTTAAGAAATTTAATTCTATCTATTTCAACAGATGGAATTTTACCAGTTATGTTAACAAATCCACCAAAAATAGTTGATTCAATTTCGTAACCATCATCTTTAAGATCTAAAAGAATGTCATCAATTTCTTCTTTTGATAAAGACTCATTAAATTTAATTATTCTCATATGGTATATATTAAATAAAAAAACACACTAGTTAGTGTGTTTTTTTTTATTTTTATTTTTATTATTTCTTTTTAGCCAAAATTGCTTTTTGAAGACCAGCTGGAAGTTTCTTTTGAGCTGCTGTTAGTCCTTTTTTATCACTTTTAACATCTTTAGATTTAGCATCTTTAGCTGCCTTTTTCATGGATTCTTTTTTATCACCATCTTTATCTAAATCTAAGAAATCTGGTTTAGATTTACTTTTGGCTTTTTTATATGAATTATTTTTAGCTTCGAAGCTCATAATATGGTTGTTATTGAAGTTGTTTTCTTCATCTTCTTCATATTCACCTTCTCCTTCAAATTCTTCTTCTGGCATTTCATCCATTGGCATATCGTGATGTGACATTGGCATACTGTCTAATTCCGTATCTTCATCACCCATTGGCATACTGTCTAATTCCGTATCTTCACTATCCGGTTCTGGATTCATGATAGAATTTCTTTTATTTCTTAAATATTCTTCTTCGTCTGACTCAACATCTGGTGTGAGGAAAAAGTTTTCAAATTTTTTTATGAATCTCATATTATGGATTTATTTTTATTTATATATTAATAAAAATAAATCGATTTATTGATTTTATATATAAAAAGATGAGATTATTTAAATTTTTTGAATTTATTTTAGAGAGTGTTAAAGAAACTATAAAAGTTCCTTTTATTATGTCTTATGATTTTGAAAATATTCTAGAAAGAATAGATTCTCCTATATGTGTAGCTTTATTGAATTTACATACCGAACCAAGTGATTTTTCATTAATAATGGTTGGTGATGATGTGGATACTATTTCTTTTACAACAGCAACTAAACTATCACAACACTTTAATACATATGATTATCCTAAACTATCTACACTAGTCAGACCACTTAGGAATGAAACTCCTATTTATTTTAAAAATAATACAAATATTAGAGTTGGTAGATTTATAAAAAAAATATTTCTTGATGAATTTACAGATCAAGAAATTGAAAGTTTTGTTAATCAGTATAAATCGATTAGAGAAGAAACTTCTTTAAATTTTGAAATTTGGGAGGGAAATAAAATTATTTCCGGTTATCAATCTAAAAATTATAATTATGATGGTTCAAGTTCTAATTCACTTATGAATTCTTGTATGAATGATGAACTACATTTAATTGATTTTTATCAATATGTTCCGGTAAAACTTTTAGTTTTATTAAATTCTGATGGTCATATTTTTGGAAGATCACTTATTTGGCAAACTGATAAAGGTTTATTTATGGATAGAATCTATGTAATAAATGATTCGGATTATTTTAAATTTAAAGACTATGCTAAATCAAATAATATAATCTATAAAAATGAAAATAAGAGTGGTCCAAGTGTTGAATATGTTAAAGATGGTAAAGTTTCATGGTTTCCAATGATAATAAGTTTAAAGTTTAGTATTGACGAATATAGTAAAGAAGAATTTACCGGAAAAGTAAGAGATATTCCATATATGGATACTTTTATATACGGTCAAAAGAATACTCTATCTAATAATGAACCATTTAATAATAAATATTATGTACTTACAGATACAGATGGAGAACCATTAGAAGTTATACCACAATATACTGTTGATGGTCAAAGAATTGAAACTGATGATTTAGATAATTATGAGTGGTCTAATACCCAGAATGGTTGGGTATATAGAAGAAGGGGATATTATGTTGCATCTGAGAAAGATTTTTTCTCATTAGACTATTTAAAAGATCCTAAAAATGGATTCATTTTTAATGAAAAAGATGGTTGGATTAAAATTAAAAATTAATATATAATTAATGAAAGTTTTGAGTTATAAACAATATCAAATGGCAGAAGATCTAGCCAATTTTATTGCAAATCCAATTATTAATGAATCCGATGACAAAGATCCTCAAATTGATGGTATTTTGAAAAAACTATCAAATGATTTAAGATTTAATTATGGATTGGTATTTACATTTGGTGTTGGTGTTAGAGCAATGTATCCTATCGTAGAAGGTTTAATTAAAAATGGTGTTCTAAAAGTAGAACCAACTATGGAAAATATTGTACTTGTTTCTATCGCCGCACTTACAATAACTTATTTAGAAGAATCTAAAAATAATGTAGGTGATCCAGAAGTTCCTTGTGACTGTAAAATCAAATCTAAAGATTGTAAAAATTGTGGTGGTACTGGAATGATTAAGAGTGTTGTTACTAAACAAGATGCTAGAACTATTTTAGAAGAACTTAAACTTAGAGGAATTGGAAATGGTATAATTAAAAAAATGGCAGAATGCTTTAATTTTTTAGGAAAAATTTTAAAAGATTTATTTAAAAACACACCATATATTGTTAATGGATTAATTGATATGTTAGGATATACCAGTATTCTTATACCTGCTATGAATGGTATAAGTGCAATAATTGGTAAATATGATATAACTATGGATACTCTTATAGGAAATACATCAGCAATTGTACTAGGAATATCCATATTTTTATCAAAATATGGATTTGATTGGTTAGTTAATAAATTTAAAAATAAATTTGGATTTAATACAAAGGGATTAGATGTCCCAACGGCTGTAAGATCTTATGATATAGTTGATTCCGATACTGATCAAGAAACTTTAGGTGGTAATAAATTAATAAAAGAACAATGATTAAAAAATATTTCGATTTTAGTTTTTTTTTACTTTTAGAGTCAATTTTAAAAGTTAATCCAGAATTTGATGAATTAATTAGATCAATTTCTGATAAAGATCCTGTCGCTAAAATGTTATTATCATTGATAGATAAAGATATTAAAACTAATGTTAATTATCTAAAGCCATCTGATAAAAATGATGACATGAAATTTGTAAATGATACACAAGTAAAAAGATTTATTGATGCGGGTCAAGATCCATTTGATAGAGCTACAAATAGTGCTAAGATTGGTAGAACAGTTAGACAAATTTTAACAACTAATAGTATTTCTGTAACCGATCCGCAAATTGAAAAATTTGTTAATACTTATAAAAATGCTTGGGATAAATTATTTAAAAAAACTGGAGAAGGTATTCATGTAGTTTCAGGTGAGGATATTAGAGATTGGTATCATGTAGATAAATATGTACCTGGTGGTGGTCAATTGAATAGTTCTTGTATGAGATATGAAGAAACTCAATCTTTTTTAAATATTTACACAGAAAATCCTGATGTCTGTCAATTAGTAATTCTAGTTGATGATAAAAATAGATTACTTGGAAGAGCTTTACTTTGGAAATTAATTGGAGGTGTTAATAAATATGGTTATTATTTAGATAGAATTTATACAAGATTTGATAATGATGCTGAAAAGATTCATGATTGGTATAAAGATTTTATAAAGGCAACTGATGATGATTATATGTCACATTTTATGGGGAAAACAAGGGAAAGTAAAATACAATTGAAAAAATGGAAGTTTGATAAGTATCCATATATGGATACTCTATCTGTTCTTGACTATGAAGATGGTGTTTTAGGAACATATGCAATAGAGGATAGATCGAAATTACAATTTCATATTCAAAATACTGAAGGTGATCCAAATGTACCTAATCATGATTGGTCCGATCATTATCAAAGATGGCTTTCAAATAGAGAATCTATTTATGTTAATAGTCTTAATGATTACTATTTAGAGTCTGATTGTGTGAGAGGTTATGATGATAATTGGATTTTTAAAGATAATTCAATTTATTCAGATTATTATAAATCTTATATTGATAAAGATAATGCGGTCAATCTAGAAGGATTTGGATTAGTTGATTCTAATGATATAATCACTGTTTATGATGGTGTTAAAGATGGACGACCTTCTGATCCTAAAAAGTTTTTACGATCTAAATTAGATAATTCAAACTATTTAAACGTTGAAATTGGCTTCAATGACTATTGGATTAATAGTAAGTTTTGTTTATGGGACGCCTATAATGGAAATAATATTATAAAAACAGATAGATTAGATAATGAATATATCACACTCTATATGATAGATAGTGATGAATTTAATCACTCTGATAGGATATTTAATGACTTACTTGACACCTTAAGTGTTTATTATCACTCATGGGGGATTGATGATAAATATACAAAGTTTCCTATATTTTTAAATTTTTATGATAAAACACAAACTAGTAGAAAAAAATATTCTACTAAAGAAACATTAGAGTATTTTAATTTTGAAATTGGTGATAGACCGGTTGTTTATATACAAAATGAAGATTACTATAAAGGATATAGTAGAATGTGTTATAAGTATAGTGTTGATATAATTAAGAAATACACGGCGTCTATTGAGGGATGTAATCCTGAACCTTTATTAAAAAATTTAAAAGAGATTGGTGATTATTTATATTCAAATAATGTTGGGTCTTATAGAACTATAAATGATTCGTACAATGGTGTTAAAGAATATGGATCTTATACATCTTATTTTAATAGTATTGTATCAAAATTGTATAAAGATAATTTGGTTATTGAAAAAGTGTTAAGTGATGAATCGATAGACCAATTTTTATCGGACATCCGAGGTTCTTCTCGAGATTTTACCTTTGAGGATTTAGATAAAAAAGAAGTTTTTGTAGATACTAGAGATAGTGATGATATTTTAAAAGATAAGTTGAGAAAGTTTATTAAAACATTTAAAGATTCAATATTATATTTTTCCTATTGGTATATTGTTTTTAATGATTCAGATTATGCAAGATATCGACTTGAATCATATTTAACTCAAAACTCGATCGATTCAAATACTAGAACTCAAGGACTTATTTGTAATTATGGTAGATATAATGATGTTGGTGGTAATTTTTCCAGAAGTATAAATATTATTAGAAGGGAAGTTGATAGATATGACTCACTTGTTAAATCTGTTTTGGATGAAAACAATATGGATAGATATAGAGATGAAAATGAAAAATCAATTGAAGTCTATAACAATTTTTTAACTTTTCTAAAATAGGAAAAAAGTAGCAAACAATAAAATATTTTTAACTATAAAATTAAAATATATTAAAACATTATGACCTCATCACTAGAAAAGGTCTTTTTTAATTACATTTTAAAGAATAAGAAATATTTTGAAATTGTACGGCCCTATTTTTTTAGAAACACTGAAGTTCAATTTGTATTCGGTATAATTCGAGAATACATTACCAAAAATTCAGAAGCTCAAATACCTACACCAAGACAAATCTTGGATATGGTAGCCTTAGAAGACAAGGAGGGTATAATTACAAAAGAAATTCTTAAATCTTTACTTACTGATAATTTAAAAGACTACGATGAAAAGAATTTTGTTGAACCTAAGTTTAATGCTTGGGTTTTAACGAATCGAATTAAAACTGGAACAGTAGATATTATTGATGAAACAAGAAACTTCGATAATATATCTGATTTTGATACAGCTATAGAAGCTGCTAATAGAATAAGAGCAATAGTTGATGATATGTCTTCTACTAGTTTTGTTGATGATGATGACATGGGTTCTGATTTCGATGAAGCAGAATTGCACATTCAAGACAGTTCAAGATTTAAAGTTAAATCAGGATTTGAAACAATCGACCACATTTTAGGTGGTGGTTGGGATATTGGTACTTTTAATTGTATAATGGCAGAAACTAATAATGGTAAATCATTATGGATGCAGAATTTTGCTGTTAGGTCGGCTGATATGGGTTATAATGTTTTATATGTGACTCTTGAGATGAGTGAGCGTAAAGTTCTTAAAAGAATGGGAGCAATGCGTTTAAAAATTCCTATTAATGATTATGATACTGTTAGTAAGGATACTGAATTAATTCGTAAGAAGATTAAATCACTTGGTTCGATGAAAGAAGGTGGAGATTTATTTACTAACAAGGTTGGTAAGATTTACACTAAATTTTGGGCAGCTGGGACTACCAATATAAATGATTTTGATAATTATATTCAAAAGATAGGACAGAAAAAAGGAATTAAATTTGATTTAATTATTGTTGATTATATAACATTGATAGCGGCTCCAAAGGGTGCGAGTGATAATCTTTATACAAAGGGTAAACATTTAGCAGAGGGTTTAAGAGCTTTGGGTTCAAAATATAAATGTCCAATTATTACCGGTGTTCAAGTTGCTAAGGATGCTTGGAATGCATCTGATATAACATTAGAAAGTGTTCCTGAGAGTAAAGCGATTGCTGAAACTAGTGATACTTTTTTTGCTATAATAAGAACCGAAGAAATGAAACGTTTAAATATGTATAGATTTAAACTTTTAAAACAAAGAGACGGTGACTTTTTAAAAAGCCAGATAAAATTGACTTTAAACTCTACTTATTTGACACTTGAGAACGATCAGTTTTTAGATTCTTAAAAAAATAAAATACTTATGAGTAAAAAGAAAAAACATGAGGAGGATGACGATTTGGAAAATTTTGAAGAATTAGAAGATAGTTCTAATTTTGAAGAAGAAGTCACCGAAGATGAGTCAGAGTTCTCTAATGATGGTTCTGGTGAATCATTAATATCTGATGATTCTGATGATATTGATATAATAATAGAGATATCAGAGGAAGAAGAACCAGAGATAGAAGAAAATACTGCTGTAGAAGATGAGGTGGTTATATCTAAACATAAAGTTCAAGGAAAACATTCATTGAAATATGATTCTATTTTTAAAGGTAAAAAGGAAGAAAAAGTCACCGAAGATGATGAGGATTATACATCAATGTATTTTAATGAAAAATTTGAGGTCGATAAATCTTCACATTTTTATTCCGAGTCTCAAGATAATGAATCATATATAAGGACAAAGAATATTAAGGAAAAGGTATATCAGGTTTTACTTGATAAAACAAGTATTAATTTTTTAAATAATCGAAGAAAACCATCTAGATCTGATTTTAACCAATATTATCATTTATTAAAAATTAACTTAGAGGATGATGGATTTACTAATGTTGAGTTATTCAATGAATTGTCAATCTATTTTTCCGATAATTTATTTAATATGTTTAAACTACTTGATAATAAGTGGAGAAATTTAATAATAATGGAATTACAAGATCATATTGGAAAATATTCAAACTCTAAAGAAATAACTAATAGAAATATTCATATCGGTACAGAAGTGGAGTTTGAGTATGTCGATTTATTAGATAACTCTAAAATATTTACTGGTGTAGTAATGGAGACATATTATCATATTTCAACATTTGATATAGATTCTTTTGAAAATACTTATGAAATTCATATTTCCTCTATTACCAAGATACTCAACAATACTAAATTTAAATATAATTTAAATAAATTAAACAACATAGATTTTCTTTAAATTTTCAAAAAAGAGGAAATTTAAAGTTAAGTATCATCAATATATAAAACTCTAATAAAAAATTAATCACCTATGGAAGATATTATATCTAAAGAAACAAAAAAACAAACTCGTAGCAACGAAATAATTGTAAGAAAAAGAAACGGACAAACAGAAATATTCGAGGCAGAAAAAATAAATAAAGTGCTCATTTGGGCAACATCTGGTATTAGTGGAGTATCTGCTTCTGATGTGGCAATGAACTCACACTTACAATTTTATCCAAATATTAAAACTAGTGAAATTCATAAAGTTTTAGTACAATCGGCCGTTGATTTGATTTCTGATAAAAATCCAAATTATCAATATGTTGCTTCGAACCTATTGAATTATTTACTTCGTAAAGAAGTTTTTGAAACGAAGAAAGAATTACCATCTCTATTAGAATGTATCAATAGAAACATTAAAGTAGATCTTTATGATTCATTAATATTAAAAAAATATACTCAAGAAGAAATTGCTAAGTATGATTCTTACATCAAACACGAAAGAGATTACGATTTAACATATGCTGGTCTTCAACAATTAATTGATAAATATCTTGTTAAAGATAGAAGTACTGGTAAATCATATGAGACACCACAATTTTGCTTTATGATGATTGCGATGACTGTTTTTGCGGACTATGATAAATCCACAAGAATAGATTTTGTAAAAGAGTTATATGATATGATTTCTGAGCATAAGATTTCTCTACCAACACCAATTATGGCTGGTATTAGAACTCCAAATCGTCAGTTCTCAAGTTGTACTTTGATTGAAGTTGGTGATTCATTAGATTCTATATTTCACGGTAATGTTGCAATTGGTCAATATGTTGCTAAAAGAGCTGGTATTGGTATTAATGCTGGTCAAATTAGAGCTCTTGGATCTAAAGTTCGTAACGGTGAAGTAGTTCATACTGGTGTTATTCCTTTCTTCAAGATGTTCCAATCTACATTACACTCTTGTTCTCAAGGTGGTATTCGTAAAGGATCAGCAACTCTTTATTTCCCTTGGTGGCATAAAGAAATTGAAGATGTTCTTGTATTGAAAAATAACAAAGGAACTGATGATAACCGTGTGAGACACATGGATTATGGTATTCAGTTTGAGAAAACATTTTATAATAGATTTATTTCAAATGGTGATATTGCACTTTTCTCACCTTCTGATGTTCCTGGACTTTATGATGTATTTGGTCTTCCACAATTTGAAGAACTTTATATGAAATATGAATCTGATAAAAAGATTCCTAAAAAGATTGTTAAAGCAAGAGACTTGATGAACTCTTTCGCTCAAGAAAGAATTGGTACTGGACGTATGTATGTTATGAACATAGATAATGTTAATACTAACTCACCTTTCACCGAAAGATTGAAAATGTCTAATCTATGTGTTGAAATTGTTTTACCAACATCACCGATTGAAAATATTTATGACATTGATAATAAACCAGAAACTGAACAATACTCAGATGCTGAAATTGCACTTTGTACATTAGCGGCTTTCAATTTAGGAAACATTAAATCTATGACAGAACTACATAAAGTTGCTGAATATATTGTTAGAATTCTTGAATATGTTGTTGAAAATCAGGATTATCCAATTAACGCAGCTAAAAAGATGTTAAAGCGTCGATCAATTGGTGTTGGTGTTACAAATTTTGCTTATTGGTTAGCTAAACAAGGTATTAAATATTCTGATAAAGAAGCACTTTTTTATGTTGATGAGTTATTTGAGAATATTCAATATTCTTTATTGAAAGCTTCAAATAAATTGGCACAAGAGTTTGGAAAATGTGAATGGTATGATAAAACTACATATTCTAAAGGAATTATGCCAATTGATCGTTATAACAAAAATGTTGATGAACTAGTTAAAAGAGATTACTCTTGTGATTGGGTTACATTAAGAAAAGATATTGAAGAATTTGGTTTAAGAAACTCTGTATTAACAGCTATAATGCCAGCAGAATCTTCAGCAGTTGTTCAAAATGCAACTAATGGTATTGAACCAATTCGTTCTCTTGTCATCACTAAGAAATCTAAATCAGGACTTGTTAAACAAGTGGCACCAGAGTGTATTAAATTGAAGAATAAATATGAAATGGCATTTGAAATGCCGGATAATCGTGGATATACTAACATTTGTGCGGTTATTCAAAAATGGATTGATCAATCAATTTCAGCAAATCACTATTATCAATATTCATCAGATGGTATTTCAATTGGTGGTGTTATTAAAGATGTATTATACGCATACAAATACGGGTTGAAAACATTGTATTATGCTAATACAGATGATAAAAAATCAGATGATCTAGACTCAATGGGTATGGATGGTGATTGTGCTAGTGGTGCCTGCTCCATCTGATTTGTGAAATAGGGACTTGTGGTTGTCTAATATATATTATATGATTATATGTAATGATATAAATATTAATAGTCGCAAGTCCTTAATTCTTTTTATAAAGAGTAATGATATTCATTCATTTTCAGGAGATTTGGAGAAGGTTTTAAAAATTGAATATTTTATTGAAAATAAAATAAAATTTATCAAACTATTAAAGGAATATCTTTTCAAGATTGAAACATTTATTTTATTTATTAATTCTAATAATTTTAATGATAAATTATTTGACTTAAATAGATTGAGAAAATTTGTTAATTATGTTCAAATAAAACCAAAAGATAGAATGTCGGATGATTATCACTTACTCAGATTTGGATTTATTAATAAGGAACATAGGAATAAATATGGACTATCTTTGGATAAATTTATAAAAAGATATGGTGAAGAAAAAGGAGAGATTAAATATAAAGAATACTCACAATTACAAAAAAATAAATCAAGATATAGTATTAACTATTGGATGGAAAATGGATATTCAGAGGCAGATTCATATAAAATATTAAGTGATTTACAATCTAGCCATACAAAAAAACATCTAGAAAATAAGTCAAAAGAATATATTCAAGAATATCATAGGTCTAACTCACCTTGGAGAGTTGAATATTATTTGAATAGAGGATATACTGAAAAAGAAGCTAAAGAGATTATATCTAAGATAAAAAAAGAGTCTTCGATGTTTTGTTCAGAATATTATCAAAAGCTAGGACATACAATTGAAGAATCTAATGATTTAAGTTATGAGTATTGGAAAGAACATTGTTATAAAAACAATTCTAATGTTTCTAAAGAATCATTGAAAATATTTTCAGTTATTTACGAAAGAATAAAAGACTTGACTAATATATGTGTTTATTATGGTGATCCTAAAATTGATAAGAAAGAGTATTTTCTATATGATAAGAGTGAAAAAAGATATTACTTTTATGACTTTACAACACTAAAGGATGATTTAAAGATTATTATAGAATATAATGGTTCCAAATTTCATCCAAGAAAGTATAGTCTAACAGAAGAAGAATGGAAAAACTGGAGATGTTTATTTAACGAGGATATTGATGCTGATACTAAGTATAAATATGATTGTAAAAAGAGAGATTTGGCCTTGGATAATGGATTTCAATATTTAGAGATCTGGTCTGATGATGTTTTTGATTCTAATATAGAAAAATCAATTGATTTCATTCTACAATCACTTCAAAATGTGGTTTAAATTTGTTCCATACTTCAATTATTGGATCTATATCAATACCTGTTTTAAAAATTATACAATTTGTACATACGGATCCGCCCCCTGAGTAAAGTGGTTGATTAAAGTATCTAATTTGATATCCATCTATTGATTTTAAATATTGATAATTTATTCTAGATCTTTTATTTAGTTTATCAATCGGACAATTTTCATTCTCCATAAGTGTGTGCATTATTATCAAAACTTCAACATTTTTCTCTTTTAAAAAGTTTTCGGTAATTTCAGTGACCGTTGAGAGTATGTTATATGGATTTTTATTTGACTGGTGGAATCCGATTTCTCTGTTAGTTTTTAAATCATATTGTCTAGACCAACAAGATTTATATTCTTTAGTAAAAGATGGAATGAAATCGACTTTATAAGTTAATTCATCAGTTGTAAATTCATAACTATTGTCACTGATTTTATTAAAGGGATTTTTTCTATTTGTTAGTTCTATTTCTTCAAAGTATTTCAAGTGTCTCATGTTTTATATATAAACAATTAATAGTAGAATTTATATAAATATCATGATAAACTGGATTAAAAATTTATTTAAAAAGAAAGAGGAACCAATTGATCCTCTTTCTCCAAATAACTGGACAATTAGTAGAACTAACAATAGAATCGTATATAAAATACCTGTTGGTAATTTGTCTAAAGAAGAAGCTGAAAAATACTTAAACCAATTAAGGAATCAATATCAAACACCGGCGCCTTTTCCAAATAATTATTGGTTTCCAAGCCCATTTACTAAGATTAAGAAAATAGAAAGAATTTTAAATAGAATACAACCTAAAGAGGAAAATTAATATAATAAAAACAAAATTATAAAATATGAAGTCAATAATTAACCTAAATACAGATTTAGATTTTACAAAAGTGCCACTATTCTTCGGTGGTGACTTATCATTACAGAGATATGATAAGTTTAGATATGAGAAGATTTTTAATATGTTTAAGCAACATATCTCTTATTTCTGGAGACCCGAGGAAATCAATTTGTCAAAAGATAAGGCAGATTTTCAGTCATTGACAGAACATGAGAAATTTATCTTTACTAAAAATTTAGGATATCAAATTCTTTTGGATTCAGTTCAAAGTCGTGGTATTTCTAATCTATTAGCAGATTGTTCAAATCAAGAAGTAGAATTATTTTCAAAAACTTGGGAATTTTTTGAAACAATACACTCCTATTCTTACACTTATATTATTAAGAATATCTATTCTAATCCGAGTGAGATGTTAGATAATATATTAAAAGATGAGGAAATTGTTAAAAGAACAACTTCTGTAACACATTACTATGATGAATTAATTAATTCTCTTGATAGTGATACAGAGCATGATAGAAAAAAGAAATTATACTTAACTCTTGTATCTATCAATATTCTTGAAGGTATTAGATTCTACGTTTCATTTGCTTGTTCATATTGTTTTGCTCAGAATAAGAAAATGGAAGGAAATGCTAAGATTATTTCATTAATTAATCGTGATGAAAATCTACATATGGGATTCACGTCATTCTTGTTGAAGACTTTAAAAGAAGAGTGGTCAGAAGGTTTCCAACAGATTGCAACTGAATGTGAGCCACTAGTAATTAAAATGTATCAGGACGCAGCTAAAGAAGAATTAGAGTGGGCTGAGTATCTATTTAAAGATGGTTCAATGATTGGTTTAAATGCTGAGATTCTAACTCAATATATGAAGTGGTTAACAAATAATCGTATGAAGATTATTGGATTAGAGCCTCTTTTTGATAAAGTTCAAAATCCAATTTCTTGGATTAATAACTGGACATCTGGATCTACATCAGTTCAAAATGCACCACAGGAAACAGAAATTGAAACTTATGTAGTCGGTGCATATAAGCAAGATGTTGATGAGGAAAGTTACGATGAATTTGACTTTTAATTAAAACACATCTAATATTATAAAGTTTCAATTCTCATTAGAGAATTGAAACTTTTTATTTATTGTTAGTCTAAAATCTAATTTAATATATAACTAATGGAAAAAAAGATATTACCTTATTTAGTAGTTTTTTCAGCTCTTTCAGTTTCATTATCAGCAGCATTCTACTCAGTTACTGGACTCGGGAAAATGTTCTCTGGGGCTAGTATGCAAGTGATGATTATGATGGGATCACTTGAGATTGCTAAATTAGTTTTAGCTTCATTATTATATCAATATTGGGGTAGATTAAATAAAGCATTGAAGTTCTACTATTTCGTTGCACTATTTGTTCTTATGATGATTACATCTGCTGGTATCTATGGATACCTTTCATCAGCATATTCTGAAACATCTAATAAAGTTGAGAATATTGATAAACAAGTTAAAGTTCTTGATGTAAAACGTGAGATGTTTCAAACTCAACTGAATGATGCAAGATCTGAAAAAGAACGAATTACTTCAAATATTACTGAATTGACAAAAGCTGTTTCAAATAACTTTGTTCAATCAAAAGATAAAAGTGGTAATATTATCACCACATCATCCTCGGCTAATAGAAAAGTTTATGAGGAACAACTCAAATCTTCTCAAAAAAGACGGGATGATATATTATTAACGGAAACTGCCCTAAACGACTCTATTACAAAGATAGACCTAAAGAAATTAGATTTAGAAACCAATACTGATTTAGCGGGAGAGGTTGGTCCTTTAAAATATATTGCTAAATTAACAGGTAGTTCGATGGATCAGGTTATTAACTGGTTTATTATTGCTCTTATGTTAGTATTTGACCCATTAGCCGTATCACTTGTTGTTGGTGCCAATGTTATTTTTGGAGATAAGAATAAAGAGAAGGAAAAGCTAGAAAAAGTTAAATTAATTGATTCAAAAATTCAAAATTTTGAAGAGAGGGAGAAAGAATTCAATCAATTAGAACAAGAATTTCAATCAAAATTAAGAAAAATTGAAGAAAGTGAATCTAAATCATTAGAGAGAATTTCTGATCGGCTTAAGGAAGCCGGTGAAAGAGAGAAGGAAATAAATGATTTGGATGAACAAATTAGAATTAAGGCTGAAGAAATAAATTTAAATTTTCAAACAAAAGAAAGGGGATTTGAATCCTATGTTGATTCTGAAAAGTTGGAACTAGAAGGAAAAAGATTAGAATTGGAAGATCTACAAAGAGATTTACAACAGAAAACAGAAAATTATCGAGAGTTAATTCTAAAAGAAGAAGAAGAGTATAAATCTAAACTCGAAGAACAAAGAAATAAAATAGAACATGATTCACAAGATCTGAAAAGAGACCGAAAAGATTTTAATAATTTTAAAAAGAAACTATTAGAGGATAGAGAAGATTTAGATTCTTTATCTGGTAAATTAGAATCTAGAGAAGAAGAATTAAATGAGAGGGAAAATGAATTAGAAAGAGTAAAGGAGGAATTGGTGAATCTGGATCAAGAGATTAAAAATTGGGAAGGACTTTCTAGTATTAAGTTAAGAAGGATTAGAAGACCACCATCTGCTATATAAAAAATCCACCTTTGAATTTTTTTAATTTTCTAACATCATATATAACATTAATCTTAAATTATTTAAACTTTTTAATTTTTGGATATAAAATAAAAACAATCAATTAGAAATAATCCAGTAGTGATTTTGAGAGTTACTTCGGCAATGAAAAAAATACTCTTAATAAATTATCTCTGGTCTATTAATATAAGTGTAAACAAACATAGCGATAGATTGAGTTACTTCGATAACTATACGAAAGACTGAAAGCTAATCCAAGCAATCAGATTATTGGTTAAACAATAATAAAAAAGGATAGATTTGATCACTTAATGATCACAAGAATTTACCACTTCTTGTAAATAAAAGAGTAGGATAAGATATAAATCCTAAAGAATATCGGTCCCTGCCCTCGAGATGAGGTCCGGACGACACCTCAGTCTAGATTTACTTGTTTGTTACATTAATATAAAAGGCCAGATTTAACTACAAAGTTATTTCTGGTCTTTTTTATTAAAATAAAAACTTAATTATGTCAAAATTTAACCTAACTTTAAAAGAACCAAAGACTTTAACCACTAATTTAGCCGGTGGTCAGGCTTACACTCAATCACATGAATTAGAATTGATTTCTATTTTATTAAACTCATTCGTAGATGATCAATTTTATCGTTCATCTAATGTCACACTAGATAGACTTAAAACTATTTTAGATAAAGTTGATCCTAAATTTGCTGCTAAGGCTGCAATATTTGCTCGTGATAAGTTTGGTATGAGAAGTATCACACACGCACTCGCTGGAGAATTAACATCAAGAGTTTCAGGACAAGAATGGTCAAAAGATTTTTACGATAAAGTAGTTGTTCGTGTTGATGATATGACTGAAATTATGTCCTACTATCTTGAGAATAAAACAGATAAGATCAAGCCAAAGTTTCCAAACTCTTTGAAAAAGGGATTTGCTTCAGCTTTTAATCGTTTTGATAGTTATCAACTTGCTAAATATAAGAGTGAAAATAAAGAAGTTAAGCTTATTGACATTGTTAATTTAGTACATCCTGTTCCAACTCCTTCAAATAAGGAAGCACTTTCTAAACTTGTTTTAGGTGATTTAAAATCAACTGATACTTGGGAGTCTAAATTATCTAAAGCTGGTCAAGATGCATCTAATAGTGAGGAATTATCACAGTTAAAATCAGATGCATGGGGTGAGCTTCTTACAACAAAAAAGATCGGATATTTTGCACTTCTTAGAAACTTGAGAAATATCATTAATCAAGCACCACAATTTGTTGGACTTGCGTGTGATATGTTAGTTGATGAGAAGTTGATTAAATCAAGTCGTATTCTTCCATTTAGATTTTCAACTGCTTATGAAGAGATTTCTAAGTTAGGTTCATCATCCGATGTCAGAATGGTAATGACTGCATTACATCAAGCATTAGATATATCTGCAATTAACGTTCCTAAGTTTGATGGTGATACTTTAGTAGTTCTTGATGTATCAGGATCTATGAGTGGAAGACCATCTGAGATAGCTTCTTTATTTGGATCGATGTTGGCTAAGGCTAATAACTGTGATGTTATGACATTTGCTACAAGTGCTAATTACAAGGCATATAATCCGATGGATTCAATTATTACTATTAGAAATGGATTCCGTTTCTCTGGTGGTGGAACAAACTTTAAAGATATTTTCTTAAAGGCTAATAAGAAATATGATCGTGTAATTATCTTATCAGATATGCAAGGTTGGATAGGTAAGACAACACCAGCATCTGAATTTAATCTTTACAAAAAGAAGTTCAATTGTAATCCTTATGTTTATTCTTGGGATTTATCTGGTCTTGGAACAATGCAACTTCCAGAACAAAATGTATTTGCTTTGGCTGGATTTTCTGATAAAGTTTTTGATATTATGCAGTGGCTTGAGACAGATAAGAATAAGTTATATGAAATGATTGATGAAATATCAATTTAAAAATAAAAAACCTCTAAGAAATTAGAGGTTTTTTATTTTACCATTATTTGAATTTTCTATTTTTAAGAATCATTTTAGTATGAGTAGAGTGTGTCAATTCAACATTAAAATCTTTTTTAACTTGATCTTTTAAAAACTGTAATAAAAAGTCTTCTTCATAAACAATTTTATAATCTCCTGGAATTTTAGACTTAACAGTTTCTAATGAAACTGGAAGATAGTTCTCATTAACTTCTCTATCCCAGTTATCTGTAAATCTATATTTCATCAAGTAATGTACAAATGTTCTATAATTGTCATTAATAGTTCCCCATTTTTTTTCAAATGAGTCTAAATAAAATTTATCAGTTTTAGATCTAACTTTTCTAACATCATCTTTAAAGTGATTGATTTCTTGTTTTTCCATTTCTAGAGAAGGTATCATATCACGGATTGTAATATATTTAAAATCACCTCCAAATACTTGAGAATTCCAAAATTGTGAAATTACATTTGGTCTAGAATAAGAATAAACCTCATGAATTACTGAACTTAGATTTAATAATGGATTTTTAAACGAACTTGTATATTTAACCGCATCGTACCAGTTATTAGTAAATAATGCTTTTCTACCTAGTCTTGATTGAGCTTTAGATAACATTTCATCATCTAAATCGTATCCGATTAATTTAACATTAGGTTTTATTCTAGCTAATTCTTCTAGAAAAGTTCCATCAGCACATCCAAAATCAACTACTACATCAAAATCAACTATATCGGTGAAGAATAATTTATCCTTCATTGAATAGTTCATACCCTCGATGTATGATTGTAGATTTGAGATTGGTTTTTTACCAACTATCTCTTCAAGAAATAATTGCCAATTAAGTATATTCATAATCTATATATTTAGAAATTATTTCCAAATATTAGATAAATTAATTTTAGCAGTGACATCAATAATCTGTGAATCTTTTTTAAGTGAGTATTTACCTATTACTGATAGTTTTTTTACTATTTTTTCAATTTTTTTTCTGTCTTGTTCATCAATATCGTGATTAAAAATTTGAATAAGATTTTCAATCTCATCGAAGTTTAAAATTGATTTATGTCCTAAGAAGTATAGAAAATCATATGAATATGTATTATAAGCTTCCGAATCTTTGGATAATGATTTTGATATTAGAAATTGTGTTAGTGAGTTCTCAACTCCTATACTGGGTACTGAGTATTTAAATCCTTCGAAATTAAATTCTTTTGTTTTACTATCGTATTTCTCTAGTATTTTCTCGTCTAGTTGGAAATAGTTAAAGTTAGTAGATTCAAATTTTATATACTCTTCTTTGGCTAATAGGTCGTTAAAAAAAGCAATATTTATTGGTTTATTATTTGTGAATTTTACTATTTCAAGAAATAAAAAAATAACATCAATACTTTTAACACTATTATATGTATTTGGTGGTGTGATAGTAGTGTTTTTTTCTACAATTTTTTTTATTTTACTAATAACTGAACCAAGTTGTTCTTCATCATAATCGTATTCGTATTCGATTATATCTTCTAGATTAGCCTTTTTTATGTAGATTTCAAATCCATCATTATAGAAAATTCCCTGTGATGGTAGGGTTTTAAGATCAATTTTTTTTTGGATATTTAAAATTCCCTTAATTATTGAAGTTAAACTCATTGTTTTTAATTAATTTTTATTCACTTAAAAGTAGAAATATTGTATCACAAAAATCTTCTATTGGTATTTCTTGCTCAATATTTTTATCTTTTATTTCAATTTTTACTAATTTTTTCTTAACATCATATTTTGTATGTACTATATAATGTTTTCCTTTATAATTTATATCAAATAAATAAAAATAGTTTCCTTCGTGAGTCCATTCAGCATCTATTCCAAGTTCTTCTAATTTTTCAAATTGTTTATATAGATTTGATATATCATCTGTCTCACTATTTGAGAAAATAGGAAAAACTTTTTCACGAATGATATCTAATAATCTTTTTGCCTCCACATTAGGATCAGAATTTAGGTCTAATTGAAATGGTAAATTCATTGAATTTATTTTATCACCAATCTTTTTGAGATTATTTAGAGTATCATAATGTATTGGTAAATTATCTCTCATCCAAGTTCTTACATTTATATCAGTTTTATTTTTACCATCTGTTTTGATTAAATCTAGATCTTGTATCCATCTATCATTTAGATTTCTTGAGCTGTTGAAGAAAAAACTTGTTGATATTTTATAATTTAAATAATTAGATTCAATATTTTCTCTGTTTAATTTTAAATTTACTCCAAGTTTGCTTAGATATTTTCTTATCCATATGGTTAGACTCTTGAAGTTATTAAAGTCATCGGTTGTTAGATCTATAACTGATGTGTAAGGATTATTTTTGATCTCCCATATCTCGTCTTCTATAGAATATTCAAAATTACAAATACATTTTAAAATCTGATATTCATTGTCACTGCAAATAACAAACTCATTTATTGGAAATGATTGTAAAGCAATACACTTTATTTTATCATCAAATTCCATAGATAATATTGATTCTAATCTTTGAGATATGTTATCAAAACTTTCCTCTTCCATTCTTTCATTAAAGGATACTAAATAACTCTTAAAATCAAAATCAGTACTACTATACTCACTTCTTTTTAGGTCTTTACAAGTTACTTCACCATCTGATATAGTGATAAATGACTGATGAACTACAGGATTAATAGATTCATCTATTTCTGATAGAATAGAATCTTCAACGTTATCTTTTACAAAAGATAAATCATTATAGTCTTTAAATTCTAATAGAAGTTTCATGTTAGAGTATATATAATTAAAATTAAGTTATATAAGTGTTAGTTTTTGATGATTGTTTTAATTATTTAAGTAAGATTGAAGATAATTCAATAGACTTAATACTTACGGATCCACCCTACGATATTTCAAAAAAATCTGGTTTTAGTTCTGGTAAATTATCTAAATTTAATCAAATATCAATTGATTTCGGATATTGGGACACTGAAATAGATTTAGATACTTTATTTAAAGAATATTATAGAGTTTTGAGAAAAGGAGGAACATTAGTTCTATTTTATGACATTTGGAAGTCATCAATTATTAAAGAATTTGCAGCAAAGAATAAATTTAAGCAACCAAGAGTAGGGCAATGGTTAAAGAATAATCCAGTTCCTGTTAATTCAAAAATTAATTATTTATCAAATTGTTCTGAATACTTTTTCACATTTGTTAAAGATAAAAATGCAATTTTTAATTCGGAATATGATAATGCGATTTATAATTATCCACTTTGCCATGGCAAGGAGAGATTGGAACATCCGACTCAAAAACCACTTGGATTGATTAAAGATTTAATAGTTAAACATTCTAATAAAGAAGATATTGTTTTAGATACATTCGCTGGGACATCAACAACTGCAATTGCTTGTATTGAGACTGAAAGAAGGTTTATCTGTGTTGAGAGGGATGAGAAATATTATGAAATATCAAAGATTAGAATCGATAATTGCAAACAACGAATTGAAAATAATATATAAAAAGAAAAAATAATTTATGTCTTTCAAAATAAAAAACTCACAACTATCAAATGAATCTCTTGAATCTATTAATAACCTTTTAGACCAAGATATAGATGCTTCAGCAGCTTTTAAATTGACCAGAATTATTAAATTTATATCACCAATAGTTGAAGATAAACTTAAGTTAGAGAAAAAAATCTATAATAAATGGATACAAATAGATGAGGATGGTAACCCAATATCAGCTAAGGATGAAAATGGTCAGAATATTCCAGATACTGTTCTATTAAAAGATATTGATAAATTCTCTAAAGAGATGAGTGATCTATATGAAATTGAAAATGAAATACCTTTTGATAAAATATCTTTTGAAAATTTAGGCTTAAAAACAGCTAAAATTAAGGATCTAATTAAAATTGATTTTTTATTCGAATAAGATTATAAAAAGTTTATATATACTTAAAACTTTTTTAAATTAAATGGCTTATACATTTAGTGAATATCCAGCAACAACATATTATGCTCAGAATAAAACGGCATTACAAGATGTTTTACAATTACTTCCAGATAATACTGCTAAAGAAATTACACCTCGTGATGTTCGTGATGCTGTTTTCTCAGCTTGGGAAAGTACAGTATTTAAATATGTAACTGTAGATGGTGTTGAACACATTGGATTTTCAAGAGATGAGATAAAGGATAAAAAGATATTTTTTGGTAAAAAACAAATATCTGGTTCTAATATAATGTCATCATCACTATTAACTAGTGATACTGATATTTTTCTTTATAATACCAAATCAGATCCAACATCGCCTCAAGATTTTAAAATGAGTATTTTGGCTGGTACTGATACATCATTATTTGGATTTGCACCTTATATTCAATCTACTCAAGTTTCTGGTGGTAATCCTTATATATCACTTAATTTAATAAATCCAGCAACTTATGGTACAATAACTATTGAAAGTGGTTCTTCAGCTAGTGTTGTAATTAATGATTTATATTGGCCATCTACTGCTCAAGTTGCTGCTTCTATAGCATCACCTTTAGCTTCTAATGGGAATGACCTATTCTTGGTTATGAGAGGTAATGGTTCTCCTAATTACTTAGAGTTGAGAACTTATACGAGTCTTGGTGGTCAGTTAGGATCAACAGGAAGTACAACCACAATTTTAGGATCTCCAACTACTCTAAATGGGCACGAATTAGAATACACAAACCCAGATCCTATAGTACAAAGTATTGGTGGTGTAACAGTCGGTACAACATTTAGTAGTCTTGCATTCTCATTACTCTTCGATCAAATACTTTATCCTACATTGGGACCATTCGCATTAATGAATATAACAGCGGCAGGAGCATCGCCAACAACATTGTTTCAAAATAGAACATTTGAAAGAAATCATATTAGTAATACACCCGTTTATATTTCTTACTCAGTTATAAAGAGAACAAATGATATTACAAGTACGTATTTAAGAGCTCAACGACCAAATGGTGCCTTCGCAGTTGATGATGGAACCGGTTTAGTACTTAGTGGTCCAGGATTAATCACTAGTAATAATATAAGTTATACCTATAATTTACCTTCTGCAGCTATCAGTGGAAATACTCAATCTGGTTTATTTACTTTCTCGGTTGTACCAAGTGATGGGACCTATATTTTTACAGCTAGTCAAACTATTGAGTTTGTTTATCCATATATTTATAGTTTTGATATAGTTAATCATCCTTTAACATCAGGAGATATGAACACACTTTTCGGAACTGATTATAATAAGATTATTAATAACTATGGTAGTCAATCTATTCCTCTTTCGAATCCAACTACTCCTAAGTATTTGTATTTTATGTATCCATCACACTATGGATTGTTGTCTGAAATTCTCGATGGTAATGGATTTTCCGAATCTTTGAGTGGTGTAGGAGCTTCTTGGACATATTCTCAAAATGTTGATATATCTGATCCATTTGGAAGATGGCTTAGCCATCCATATAACATATATAAGAAGACACAGTTATCAACTATGCCAACTTCTCAAGATTATAAATTTAATTTCTAATTATGCCAATAAATATAGCAGACCAATTTAAAGTAAATGTAGCATTACCAATCGATTCTAGAATAGTTGCTAGTGGATCTACCGCTAGAGGAGCTATACAATTCAAATATGATGGATTAAGAGTATTTGATACATCCAATAGAATCACATATGTTTGGAATCCAAATATTTCACCATCGGGTGATTGGGTAGTTGCTGATATCAATGGTACTGGTCAAACAAATTATATGACCAGATGGTCATCATCAACCGGACTTACATCATCTGGTATATATTATACAGTTGGTTCAAGTATTAATAAGGGAAATGTTGGTATCAATACATCTTCTCCACAAGCAGTGTTACAGATAAATTCAGATACCGGACTATCACAACCTTTTGTTATACATAAGGGAACATCTACTTTACTTGCTTACAATTTCTATAATGATGGAACAAACAAATCCTTTACTCCAGGCGTAGGTTCTGGTGCTATAAGATTTTCAGATTCTGGAAATATAGACTTTCTTACTAGGAGTGCTGGTGTTGGTATTCCAGCTATTAATTCAGGTAATGATGATAATCTTGCATTTCAAATTCAAAGTGGTACAGGTTGGGCTTATTTATTTAAAAATCTAATTTTAAGTGGAAATACTACAGTTCCTACAACTTCTTTATTTCTAAGATCACAGAATACTTTTTCAACAGCCGCTGCCTCAGCCAACAATGGTCCTGATATAGCTTGGTATAATGATGATAATACAGGTATTTTTCATCCAGCTTTTCATCAAATTGGATTTTCTATACAAGGAACACAAAGAGCAAGATTAACATCAACTGGGCTTTTGTTGGGTGGAGCGGCAGGCTCACTTATTGTTCCACAAAATAAGTTACATCTTGATAGTGGAAGTGGAGTCGCATCTTATATACAATTTACTTCTGGCTCAATTACTGGTACTGGAGCTGCTAATGGGTTTTTAGTTGGTGTTAGTTCATTTGGTTATCCTACATTTCAATCAAGAACTAATAATAATTCATTTTTGTTTGGTTTTACAAATGGTAATTACTTTCATAAAATAGATAGGAATACTTTTACTATTTACTCTGGTTCAAATGGTGTGGATTTTCCAACATTAAATTCAAATGGTGGATACAGAACTATATATGGTACAAAATCTAATTTTATTTCCGGATTTGGTACTCTAGAGGTTGGTAGTATAACAGTTCCTAGTAATTGTTATTTCAGTATAGAGGCGACATTCACTGCCGCTCTTCCTTCACCTAAAGGATTTAAAACAAATAAACTAATTGCATCTTATGCTGTTAATTCAAGTGGTGTTATAACAGGTCAAAATTCAACAGATCCTCCATTTTCCGGTACTAGTGGTATTAGTTTGGCTATGTTGAGAAGTTTAGGTGGTTCTGCCGGATCCATAGGTTCTGGTTATTTTGATGTAGGAGTTGCTAATACTGTTAAGTTTAAACAAGCATTTCAATTAACATCTGGACATTCTACGGTATCTTTCACTGCTGTAATTAATACTGGTGTGGGTTCTTAATCCTTGACAGGTTCAAACCACCAGTTAAAATAAAAGAAATTATCTCCAGTTATTGTGTATTGATCATCTTTAAATTTAAAAATGATTTTATCATCGTAGGATTTTAATACTTCTATTACAGAATCTTTTGGTAGAATTAGAAGTTTTCCACTTATGCTTGAAAAACATTGAATCTCATCTTTAATTAATTTAAAAAAACCAAACTGTGGTTTAAGCCAAGATTTTATTGATTTTAGTATAAGACCTTTAGTCTTAATATTCCATTCTTTGGTTTGTAATAATTCTTCATCTTTGAATACTTCGGATCTAACTTCAGGTTCAAAGTTAATACTCTTAATAACTCCCCAATATTCTTCATCAGATATTTTAAATTTGATATAAATATCATAATTAACACCGATGTCTTTAACAATTTTAATAATTGTTAAACCTTGTAAATCTTGCTCACTTAATGATATCTTAGATTTTAAAGATCTATATGATGTTGTGTGTTGAAGAGCCTTACTTATTTGACCAATTTGAGACATTGCTTGTCTAATAGTATCTTCATGTTTATCAAAGGCATTGATTGATAAGCTAGGATCATCAACATGTACTGATGCTCTCGCTGAGTCTGGACTCATTCTTTGTAGATTAAATTCAGAGAATTCTAGTATTAATTTGTTTTTTGATTTCATATACTTAATATATATTAAAATTGTAAATTCAAATATGAGAATTAAAAAGTTTTTTGAAAATGAAATTCCCGACATATCTGGTGATAGAACAAATGATATAATCGAAGACTTACAACAGATGGTGACATTCTTGAATCAGAAGGTTGAAAATATTGACTCATATATTAATGAGTTGGGTAACTTTCAAAATAAAACTAAGTCAAAGAATGATCAAATAGATGATTCTGTTTCAAATTTACAATTGGTTAGAGGATCATTAATTGATGCTTATGATAAATTGGATAATATAATTTTATCTTTGGAAGATTACAACAAATCAGGTCGTAAATACATATACTAATTAATGAGTCAATTAATTGGTAAAAAAGGTAGCAATTTAAATCCGGGTTATGTTTGGGTACCATATATAATCGTGGATAAACCAGCAATAATTATAGAATCTAATTTCAATCCTGCAATGTCAATTTCAAGTAGATATTCTTCCACAAACATACAGACAATGATAAATCCTAAAATTAAAAAGATAAAAAAAATCCTCGAGAATATCGAGGATTTTAATGTTACTTTAAGTTAGTTAATTTATAAATTGTTTTATAAAACAGAGCTATAATCTCATCAATTACATTGTGAAGATGTGTATCTTCTTCTTTAATTGCTTTTCTTTCAGATCTTATATAATCAACAGTTTGTTTTATATATTCTATTGATTTCATTTGACCAGTTGCTGATGGATCAATAATCTCATATCCTTCGACAATTCCATATTGTCCTTGATAAGTTTCTATCAAATCATCCGCAAATTCTAAAATACCATCATAAAAATCTTTAAGTGCGTCGTGTTCCCAACCTGATCCCATTTCTGCTTTAACTTGTAAATGGAAAATGTGTGCCATTTGTCTAGCTTCAAATAACTTTGAAAAGAATTTAACAGGTGTAGATTCTCCAGTTTGTTCTTGTTCCTGTCCTTGAGGTTCTGTTTGTTCTTGTTTAGTAATCTCTGTATTTTGAGGTAGAGTTAATTCTTGCTCATTTATTTTTCTAACTTTAGATTCTTTTTGTACTGTTGAAAATCTTTTCATAATAGATTTTTATTTTTTTTATATATTAAATTATAATAATTTATTTATTTTATTAGACATTTGCTCGTCTAGTTCTGATACTTTATTTTGATCCTTTGTGAATAATCTTACAATTACTGTATTATGATCTATATTTATTTCAGGATGATGATTCTCTTCTTCAGCGAGCTTTGCAATTTTATTGACAAAATAAATAGCTTTTTGGAAATCATCAAGTGTGAATATTTTTTGTAGTTTTCCATTTATGACTGACCAATCGCTGGTATTCATATTTTCAAATTTTGCTTGAAGATTGGTAGTTTCCTCTTCTACACTTTTAATTTTAAAGTCGGATTGACCTTTTATTGAACTAACTATAGAATCTGATAGATAACTAGCCTCTCCTTCGTTATTAGCCTTTAATATTAATTCTAATTCAACTAGAATTTTATAGTATTTATCAGAAGACTCTAATATTGATGTAAATCGTTTCATAATGTATATATAAAAAAACCCACTTAAAAGTGGGTTTTTTTTAAATTATAGATTTTATTCTTGAGTCGATTAAATCCTGTTGATCTATTTCCGTTTCTACGATTTCAAAGAAATCAAGATCTACTATTTTCATATATTTTTTTGAGTCTTCATCTGTTGCAGATGGATGTAATCTATATTCATCTGCTCTATCCCATATGTTATCACTTGTAGGAACTGGTCCGTATGTTTCTAACATCTTTTTACAAAAATTTGTTAGTTCTTCTACATCATCACAAATATCTTCTACATCATAAGCATAATCTGTTATATTAGATGATTTCATCTCATTAATATTTAATCTTAACACTTCTTCTTTAGCGCCTTCTTTTGTGTAGAATATCTTTTTTGGAAATCCACATCCACTATCTTGTGAGGAATATATTTCATCATTATATTCAAACCCTCTTTGTAAAATTACGTATGCTTTCATTTTATTTTGTTTTTATGTTTAAAATCCATTTTTCAATTTGACTATTTGCCATATCCACTATTTCTTTTCTAGAGAAACCTTGATATGATAGAATATCTAGAGACATTATTAGACAATCAACTGACTCTAGTAAAATATTCTCCCTAATTTGATCAAGAGTTAGATCTGAATTTTTAAATCCTATTGATTTTAGTACCTCTGCTGATAGTTCTCCTAACTCTTCTTGTAATTTGCAAACTCTTTCTAATAAACCAAATTTTTCTAAAGATGAGACACCTTGTATTAGTTCATAAATATAATCTAAATCTTCCGATGTATCAAATTCTTCACCAACTTTTGATAAATTATTTTGTTCGTAGTGTTCCAGAAGTTGTTGAATAACAAGTACCTCATTTGTTTGTTCTTCATCTAATTCTATTCCATAAAGAGTATCTAAATATTTAGAATATGTGTAGTATTCTTCCTTTGTTTTTATAGGTAATATTTTCATAAATGTGTATTTCTAAATTTAATATATAAATAAAATTTAACGCTTATATATGAAGTATATAAAAAAGTTTGAGAGTTTTGGTACTAAGCCTGTTAGTAAGGAATTATCTGATGTTTATAAGAGTGCTATTGAAAATAGGTTTGCTACTTTAGATGGTTCATCGACAGATACAGAAGAAGTAACTATTGCTCCACCAGTTAAGCCAAAGGAACCTATAACAAGACCTTGGAGACCGGTTCCAACACAAAAACCAGATCCAAGTACTAAAGAAAGACCGATGGGTATGATGAAGACATATGAGGAATTTAGAATGGGTGGTGAAGTTGAAACTGCTCCGGTAACAGCTCCTCCAACTACAACACCTGGTACAACTCCAAGACCTTGGAGACCAATTCCAACACAAAAACCTAGTCCAGGTACACAGGAAAAACCAATGGGAACATTTGACGAGGTTATGAATATGTTTTTTAGTGAATTAAACAAAGTAAAAGATACTTCAGAAGGTCAAGAAATGTTAAAAAATATAGAAAGTAAATATGGGAATCTCTAAAAACTTTAAACAATTTATGAGTGATGTAAATGAGGCATCATTAAAAGGAAATATAGGTATTCCTGGTGAAGGTGATACTCAAGGACCATCTTGGTTGGATAAAACTAATAGAGAACAACAAGATAAAGTTAGAGATTTTGAAAGAAATAACATGGGATTATTACAAAACTTCCCAAGATTTATTCAAGATTCTCAAAGACTACAAAGTGGTAAAGAAACAGAATTATCTGAACTGTGTGAAAAAGCTTTCTATCAATTGTTTGGTACATTATTAAATGATGTTACTTTGGATTTTAAAATAGGTAATGAGGCTAGACAAATGATGTCTGGAACACCTGAGGCACCGCCAAGACAAAGTATTGAAGATATTGTTGATGAGAGAGTTTTAAATGAAATAATGAAGAGAAAAATATTAAGAACTATTCAACAAGGAAAAGGTCTTAATTCTAAAGCATTGTTGAATTTACCTTTATTTAAGGATGGTATCAAAGAAATTCTTGGAACTAGAGCTCAATCATATATTGATAATTTGAATAATATAGTTAAAGTTATGGCATTTTTTGATGCTACTTTATCAGAGGCACAAATTTCAAGAGCAATTAAATCAAATGCTCAAGGAGCTTGTGATATTGAGATTGAAGAAAAAAAGAAAGATGAAGAAGAAACACAAAAAGATGCTGAAAAGTTAATTAAAGACTTGGAAAACGGTGTAGATTTGACTGAAACTGAATCAGATATTTTAAGTGAGGTTGAGGTTAGAATTAAAGCAAGAGGTGTTGATTTAGGTATTCTAATTCACGAGTCATTAAAAGGTATTTATAAACTATGTACTCAGATGAGTTTAGAACATCTACCAGAAGAAATTGCTAAGCAAGTATTACAAAATACTGATACTACACTTGATGAGCCACAAGAGTTTAAATATGGTCCATCAATGCAAGGACAGTTTGAAAAAGTAATCAACACTCATCCTAAAGTTAAAATTATTATAGATAATTTAACAAGAAATATAGTTAATGGTAGAGCAGAGGAGATATCAGATGCTGAAAATCAATTAGCTTCTTTTCAAGAACAATTATTCTTTTATGTTTTTGGATTCTTAGCTGCTATGGGTAAGGATGATGCAAAAGAAATGTTAAAAGTTGTTTATGGTGTTTTAGCAGATAAGAAAGATGATATTGAAAGTTTATTTTTCCCTATTGTTGCTAGTTCTGTTGCATCACTTGAACAAGAGTTTAAATATCAACAAAGTAAGTCAAGTCCAACTAAAGCGGAAGTTGCTAAAGCTCCTGTTTCAGGTGAAAAAACTTTATCGGATTTACAGGGTGAATTGAAAGATGCTGAAGCTAAAGAAGAATATGAAAGAGCATCAGAAATCAGAGATGAAATAGAAAGAAGATTTCCTAATAAATAAAAAAATAGAAATATGTTATTTAGATATTCAGAATTTAATAATAATTTAAAAATCAACGAAAATGTCGCTGGTGCTAAAAAGATATTAAAAGATACTTTTATTCTAAACAAAGCGGTAAAAGAACTTTCTCCTACAAAAACAGATCCTTCTGGAATGTTTTTATTGGATAAAGATGGAGTTTCAATAAACTTTAATGATTTACCTGAAGAAATAAAAGGTGAGGCTAGAAAGAAAGTTCGTGAGATTAAACTATCTGAAGATGAATTAAGACAAGTTGAAAGACATCCTAAGTTTCAAGAAATTAGAGATCTTTTAGGAGATAAATTAGGATGGGCTCAAATGTTTACATATTTATATTTTAAAGAAAGAACAGAGATAACTGAATTAAAAGGAATATTTGATGATTTAGTAACATATGGTGATCTACTTAACAAATTAAGAAGACCAATTTCTAATTATATTGATGCAAATATTCCAAATAACACAGAACAACTTATTGATGATATAGAAGATATCAAAAGATATAGAAAGTTGAAGAGATTTATAGATGAGTTTAATTCAGATTTAAAAAGAGATTATGCTAACTCTCCTAAATTCTTCAAAGATAAATTGATGGATATTGCAGGAGCTTTTGATGATTTAGGTAAAGATAGTGATACAAATAGAATAGATTTTGAAAAGCAAAGAACTATTCAAAAAAGATTCTTCGATAAGATTGGAAGATATAAAACAATTAGAGAATTAACTGCGGGAGCTGAGAGTTTCTTAAAGGCAGAGTCAAATGCGGATGTTGTTAAATTTTATGAAGCAATTGATAAATGTAATAAAAAGTATGGAGATTATGGTGTAAAAGTTATGTATGATGATGGTGGTCTATTGGTAATGGAAGTTAAATCATTTGCAGCTTGTAAAGACCTATTCTCAAATACATCTTGGTGTATTGCTCAATATTTAGGACAGTGGAATAGTTATGTTGGTGGTGATGATGTTTTTAATAAACAATATTCAATTTTAAACTTTAACTTATCACCATCTAATAATGAGTCAATTATTGGTATTACTATTGCACCTAAACAACAAGTTAGGGCTTGTCACTTGAAAAATGATGCTGGTGCATCTAGTACTTTTCAGGGAATTTTTAATAAATTTGAAGCTGAATTAGGATTAGAAAAGGGATTTATTTGGTCTGGTTTAGAGCCAATGACTGATGCGGAAATAAGTGAGAAAAAAAGAAGAATTATAGCAAATAGAGAAGTGGTTAAAAAAGGATTGTCTATAGAAGAACTTAAAAAGTATATCGTAGAGGATGGTGCTGATGTTAATGCTGGTAATGGTGCCGCTCTTGATAATGCAGTATCTGATGATGATATTAAAAAAGTTGAATTTCTATTAGATTATGGTGCTTCTGCTAATTTAAGATCTAGACAAGAAGCAACTGTTAATAAAGTAAAATCATTTGATATATTAAAACTTTTAATTAGTAAAGGTGCTGAGATAACTCCACAGGTATTTAAATCTTTAGTTGAAGATGAAGATGCTGTTAAATTCTGTTTAGATAATGGATTAGATCCTAACTTTAATGATAATATGCCAATGAGAACAGCTATTAAAAATGGTAAGATAAATCTAGTTAAAATGTTAGAAGGTTATGATGTTAATAGTGATAACCGGAGACAGATGAATACTAAACATGCTGCAGAGTATCAATACTGGGATATTTTAGAATATTTCATAGGAAAGGGTGGGACTTATGCAGAAGGTTTTGAACAAGTTATTAAATGGTGTGGTCATACTCAAAAGATACAACCGGCTTCTAAGAAATTGGAAGTTCTGGATAGATTACAGGGATATATCGATAGTGGTAAAGTAACTTGCTCTGAGCAAAACTACAAAATAGGAAATAAAAGGGATTCTAGTCTAAAAGAAGTTATTGAGAAGTTTGGCAGTGTTCGTAACTGGATCGTTGATTCTCATGAGGATTTAAAAAAGATTGATAAGTAATTAGTCCTCTAATAACTCATCAAGATTTGAATTCCTAGCAAGACCTGAATCTTTCATTATTTTTGAATAAATTTCAAGGAAATTTTCTTGATTCAATTTATCAAATGTAGTTCTAATTTGATCGATTGTATCATCATAAAGACTTTCATCTTTAAATCCAAGTCTTTGTTCATTAAATGATAGTAGATATCCAACATTTTTTATAATTTCTAAACTAAAATATTCGTCTGAATATATTGAAGTTGGACTTGATACAGACTTATGATTATTTTTAAGTCTTGATAATTCTGAGTTTATATTTATAGAATTATCACTAATATTAAAATTTAACTTATCTCTTAAAGATATTATTCTATAGATAAGGTTTCGGCTTCTTTTTTTTGTTTCATCACTTGAACTTGTAAATATAAAGTCATTGTATGAGTTTTTTTCCGCCATTACCTCATATTTATCATATTTATCATTTCGATAATTTAATGAATTTGAAATACTATTTTCAATTATCTTTTTCAAAGCTTTTTTCTTCATACGGATTATATAATCGCTACTAAGGTTAGTTTATTTGATATATAATAAAAAAATGTTTAAAATTTGTGAATTTTATAGGAATTGATCCGTCATTAATATCTACCGCTGTTGTTGTAAATGGTACAATATTAAATTATTGTAGAGAGTCTAAAGTTATGTTAAAAAATGGAATGTCTAAGTGGTTTAAGTCTGCTGAACAATATTGTACCTACCGTTATATTAATTATAGGAACTTTGATAATTATTCAGATGGTGAATTGACTAAACTAAAAGATTATGATACTATAACTGAAATGATTATTGATGATATTTTACAAAGAATTAACCCTGATGAAGAATCAATAATAGGAATTGAAGGATATAATTTTGGAGCAACTGTTGGTGATTTGGTTGATTTAGTTACTTTTTCAACTTTATTAAGAAAAAAGTTGTTTGATAGTGTTTCGGAAAGAATTATTGTTATGTCTCCATCTACTCTAAAGTTAGAGGCTTGTAAATTAACTTATGAACCAATTGTTAAAGAAGTTGGTAAAAAGGTTAAAAGAATTGAGTATGAGTATAGAAATAAGTTAGGTTTATCCGGTGGTAAATTCACTAAAAGAGATATGGCAATGGCTATAATGGAGAATGATAAAATTGAAGACCCGTGGTTCAAATATTTGAAATCAGTTAGAGAAGAGGTCTTATCTGTTAAAGATATACAGAAACCACATGAAGATATTAATGATGCTGTCTTAATATATCATATATTAAAATGTGGAAATATAAGTTAATATATAAGTTTATGAGTAGAATGAATTTTGAGGATATATTTGGAGATGATTCCCACGATTATTTTGATTCGATAATAGATAAGTTCGGACTTAAAGCATCATATGTTGTCTATCAAAATGAAGATGATGATATTATCATTGATGAGCAATGGATATCACCTAAGACCAAGAATGTTACTGCAAACAGAATATTCAAATATGATCCTAATTTTATTGATTTGATAAGAGATGATTGTCAAATTGATGTTTTAAACAAAGTATTAGAACTCTGTGTATCTGTTGAGAGATACGAAGAGGCAGCAACCGTAAGAGACATTTTAAACGGTATTGTAGATATTAACTAATTTTGTTAATTGTAAATATAATTTTATTACGTCCTTTATCATATTTAAAATCGGTTATCTTAAAGTCCATAACATCAAAGTGTCCTTTAATTTGATACATATTTTCCTCTTTTTTAAGGAAGTTATATTCGTCTTCTAGATTATCTTTAGTATCAGGACTCTGATCATATATTTCTACTTTGAAGTTACTTTTATCAACCTCTACTAGTTTTACTGATAGATATGTATATTTAGTTAATAAGTCTTCAAATACATATGATAGTACATCCTCATCGATATCGAATTCTTTCTCAAAATCAAAGAATTCGTTGATTTTGAAGTTTTCAAATTTTTTTAAGTGTTTCATACATTATATATTTGTTTTTTAAAACTTTTTTTGTATTTTTGTGAAATGAAATCAAATAAAATTGATCACACATTAGCACTCGACTTTATTTTAGGTGGTAACTCTTTATTCACCCTCTTAAATGCTGAATCCGGTAACAGATTCACGTTCAAAGTTAAAAAACATAAATTAGACGATGTTTACTTTGTAAGTGTTTTGACCAACCCAGATATGTTTGAATTTATTGGATCTATTAAATCTAATGTCTTCAGACATTCTAAAAAGTCAAGGATTTATGATACATCACAAAGTGTGAAAGTATTTGATTTCGTTCTTTCCAAGTTGAATACTGGAACACTCTCTCCGTTAATTGAAATTTGGCATCAAGGTAGATGTGGTAAATGTGGTAAAGTATTAACAGTTCCTAAAAGTATTGAAAGTGGATTTGGCCCAGAATGTTCTAAAAGTAGATCAAAATGATATCATTTATTATTAGCTTATTTCCACTTATTTTAATTTTAATCGCTTTTATTCAGGTCCGAAGATCTGGTGGATTAAAACATCTTATAGGTCGTTTAAAAATGAAACGTGATGGTTATATTTGTCACGGTTGCTCGACTTTCAATACAAGTGAAATAACTAATGAAGATAAAGTTTGGCGATGTAAGTCCTGTTTTCGTGAGCTTAGGATTTATCAGATTAATTCACGTCCAAAATTTTATTTTGACTTATTAGGTGAGTATTTAGTTCATAAAAATTTCGATAAAATTCAAAATATTACAATAGTTGTTGGTATTTCTTTATTATTTATACAAATTATTTTGTACTTTTTTGACATTAGACCTAATCTATCAATTATAAGTAATTTGTTATTCTCTATATTATGGATTTTTATCATATTGAGAAATTGGGTAGTTTTGAAATAAAAAAAGACCTCTTTCGAGGTCTTTTAAATCAGGGCCGACTTTTTAATGTAATGCGCCGGGTTCCACCACTTTATTTTTAACTCAAACAAAGAAATCTTAAATTTATATAATAATTAAATAATTTGTTTATAAAAATTACATATATTTGTAAAATATGAAAAATGAACTTATTCAGCTAATTGAATCTAAATCACCAGGAAGTATTCCACTTTACCTTGTGATTCGTGGTTCTCATGCTTATGGAACTAATATTCCAACTTCCGATACTGATTATTCTGGAGTTTTTGTACAGAACTTAGATTCTATTCTTGGTATGTCATACGTTGATCAAATCAACGATGATAAAAATGATATTGTAATCTATGAACTTCGTAGATTCCTAGAACTTCTTGCTAAAAATAATCCGACTGTTTTAGAACTTCTTAATACTCCAGAAGATTGTGTTGTTTATAAACATCCTTTGTTTGATAAGATTCTCCAAAACAAAGATAATCTATTGACTAAAATTTGTGCTAATTCTTTTGGTGGTTACGCTAAAGAGCAAATTAGTAAAGCAAAAGGCCAGAATAAAAAACAAAACTGGGAGAAGGATAAAGTGACTCGTAAAGATGTATTAGACTTTTGTTACGTTATTGAAGGTGGAAAATCTATTCCTTGGAAAGTTTGGAATGAAGATTTTCAATATGATGAAAAATTTATTGGGATTGTCAATGTTCCAAATGCTAGAGATATTTATGCTGTTTACTTTGACGAAATTGCTCACATGTGTTTTAGTGAATCAGTTCCTGAAAATGTAAGAGAGTCTGCAAAATATCTAAGAAAAGAATCAGAACTATCTATGGGGTTTGGTTATAAAGGTTTGGTTAAAACTGGAGAAGGTGCTACCTCAGCCGAATCAAATCAATTAAGATTATCTTCTATTCCAAAAGGTGAAACTCCTATTTGTATTATCACTTACAATAAAGATGGTTATACTCAACATTGTAATGATTATAAATCTTATCAAACTTGGTTAGATCAACGTAATGAACAAAGATGGGTTGATGTTGAATCTCATGGCCAAAAGATCGATGGTAAGAATATGATGCACTGTCGAAGATTGATGGATATGGCTCGTGAAATTGCTGAGGGTAAGGGTATTGTTGTTAGACGACCAAATGCTCAGGAGTTGATCGATATTCGTCAAGGTAAGGTAGATCTTCAAACTTTGATTGATCATGTTGAGAGTGAAATCAAGGAAATTGATATTCTATATAAGAACTCAACTTTACCGGATAAAGTTGATATGAATCTTGTGGAACAAATTTTGATTAATATTAGAAAAGAAATTTATAACTTATGCAGATAATATTCTTTTATTTTTGGATATTTGGTATTTTCGTTGGTATATTACTGACGACTCTTTCAGTTTATTTAATTTCACTTTTTAATAAAATTAAATTAAAGAGGATTCAAACTAAAGTATTCTCTCAGGTTTTAGAAAATTTAGATTCTGATGAAACTAATTTTAATAATCGTGTCAATCATGTAATACAGATTGACACGATTATTCCTCTCGAAGGCGAAATACAGGTTATGCTTTTCATAGATAAGAAGGATATTTCTATTTTTAAGGGAGCTGAATGTATTTATACTAGTGAGATTGTGAATCAAGATTTATTGGATAAAATAAATGCCAAAGTATGGTCTAGATTTAGTTTAATGATTAATGATGTGGTTTATCTTCAAAATAATATTATTGATAGACAGACGTATATGAGACTTTCATCTAATAACCAACCCAAAAAGAAAGTGAAAAAGGATAATCTTACTTTAGATGAAGTCTTAGATAAGATTAATATTGTTGGTTATGATAATTTAACTGAAAAAGAAAAAGAATTTTTAAAAAATTGCAGTAAATGATACGATTGAAGTCACATGATTTGATTATGAATGATACCTTTTTAAGATTAAAGTCTGGTATCTATCATGATAAAAATATTAAATTTTATTCTCAAGAATTCTTAGAGAAGGTTCTTATTTATCTTGAGAGGTATGAAAGATACGAGGATTGTCAAATCCTACAACAAATTATTAAAAAAAGATTTGATCACGAAATTAATTATATACTATGAAATACGTAAATGAATTGAACACTATATCTGACCTACCAGATGATTTTCTTAAGGAATTAGACTCTTTCTTTATTAATACAAATTTATCAAAGGAAGAAAGGTCCAAATTGGTTTCTATTATTAAAAAGAACTTTTATTCTGCTAAATTCTCAACAACTGATATCAATGATGGAAAATGATGAATTAAAACTTAAACCTTATGATAGGTTGAAGTCTATTTTATCTGATTCTGATAATATATTGACGGATAAGGCATCAGATAAAATAGATCAAATTTTGGATATTAAGAGAAATAATACTATATTTGGTGTTATTAAAAACACATTTCTTAAAATTGATAGAATAATTTTTAGAAAGTAAATTATAGAATTATGTTCAATAATAAACCAAATGAAATGATTCGTGATGAAAGTGGTAAGATCCATTGGATTTCACGATCTGTTGCTATTGTTGCGGTTGTAATGTGGCGAGATAAATTTTTGGTTTTACAGAGAGGACCACAAGTATCTTGTCCTACAAAGTGGTGCTCACCTTGTGGATATTTGGATTGGGGTGAATCAGCATCAGAATGTGCTGTTAGAGAAATTTATGAAGAGAGTGGTATTGACTTGAGAATTTATAAAGTATCGGGTTTAGAATCACCTTATGAATTAGTTACCGAACCTGGAGTAAATTGGAAACAAGATATCGCAATACACTTCAGAATCACTATTGATTCTGAAACTGAACCAAAATATGACTTATCTAGTGTTGATCCAGGTGAGACATTAGATATTAAGTGGATCACTGGTGATGAACTACCAAACTATAATTTTGCTTTTAACCACGATAAAAGAATTTATAAATGTATAAACCAATAGCGGAAGAAGATATTTCAAACTTTCTCAATTTAGATTACGATGAATTTATTGAATCTATTCTTATTGAATTAGTTAAACATTCCGACAATAAGAAGATTCTTCCAGATTTGATAGAACATTTACAAAATTCAGATATTAAAGATGATATAAACAATGTACTATCTAAAATAAGAGATAGTAAGATAAACAGTATTTTAGATGAAAGACCCGAAAAGTTTTGTTAAGTTATTTGATCTAAATGTTCCGGTAATAGAACATTTAGATTATTATATCGATCAGATGTCTAAGACCCAAAAGTATAAAGACATTAAGCATTTCTTATCTCTTTATGAAGAGTCGGAAATGGAAATTTCTGATGCGTATGAATTTAGAAAAAATAAATCACAGGAGATTATAGATTTTATTAAGGGCACTAATGCTTATAATGAGTTGTGTTATGATAAAAACCTAATTGACTATCCAACTGCTAAGTCAATTGAGTATGTAGAAGAAATTAAGTATCTCTCAATTGACTTAAGGAGTGCAAATTGGGTTGCTCTTAAACACTATGATCCTGATCATATAAATGAATTGGGTAATGATTACATTGATTTTCTGAGTAAATTTAATCTACCTAAGGTATTTTTACATTCTAAATATCTTCGACAATTTATTTTTGGTAATGTTAATCCAAAAAGACTGATTAAAGTTCAGAGGCATCTAATACAAGAGATGGTTCGTAAATATCAAGACAAACTTCAAGTCGAAGGTGTTAGGAATGATGAGGTAATTTTTTCATTTAAAGATTTTAAAGAGATTGAGAGTATATACGGTGAAATAGATCATGATAAGTATAAAACAAAAATCTTTACTATTGATCGTGTAGAGGATTTTAGAATTGACAATCTCTATGATATTGATGGGAATTTAGTTCATCGAGAAATGATGGGAGTTGATGGTACTTTGTTTTTTATTAAATTTAAAGAGTATATAACCGGTGAAGAATTAGATATTCGTGATCTTTACTTTAAAAGTAATGGTAGAAAGGCTATTTGGGCAATTGATAATCTAAAAGTAAAATTATGATTTTTGAAATAGATAAAATAGATTTGACAAATGTGACTTGTCATTCAGGTGGTGCTCTGGGAGCTGATACTTATTGGGACCAATTAGGTGAACCATTTGGTGTTAAAACGAATGCTTATTCATATAAGACAAGTTACCATACTGGTAAAAATAAGGTAGAGATTTCTGATGAAGATTATCAACAAGGAGTTGATGAAATCATTAAGGCTAATAAGGTTTTGTGTAGATATGGTATTAGTAAGTATATGAGTTTACTTGCTAGAAACTGGTCACAAGTAAAATATTCTACTCAAATATTTGCTATTGGGTATATTATTGATCCTGGTGTGAAATCACCCAAAGGATTTTACTCAAAGTCTAAATATCAAATAGTTGATGGTGGGACTGGATATGCTGTTCAAATGGGGGTAAATCATAATAAAGATATATATGTATTTGATCAATTAAAATTGTCTTGGTTTAGATGGTCTTATTCATCAATGAGTTTTATTAAACTTGATGATACTCCAAAAATTAAAACACAAAACTTTGCTGGTATTGGAACTCGTGAGATAACAATTGATGGCATTGACGCTATTAAGGATGTTTATAAAAAAACTTTTGAAAATTAAACTTTTCAAATAATTTAGATATAACTTTCTATTAAAAATATTTAAAAATATGAAAAATTATACAACAAAAATTGGGTATAAAATGATGACAGATGATTTGGAAAATTTAACATCTGTTGAGTATAGAAATGCGATACAGATGCTCCAAGAAGCTCGTGATAAAGGAGATTTATCTGAGAATGCTGAGTATGATGCCGCTAAGGAATATCATGCAAATGTTATGAATAAAATTGCACAATTAAAAGAAAAGATTAGAACATCTGAGATAATAACTGAAAGTGCTCTTTCTCAAGATCGTGTAAATATGTTATCAACTGTTGAAATAAAAAACCATAAAATGAATATGATTCAGGTTTGGAAATTAGTTTCTGAAAATGAGATTGATACAAAAAATGGTAAGATATCTTTCAATTCTCCTATTGGGATGGCACTGATTGGTAAAAAAGTTGGTGAAATTGTTGATGTTCAAGTACCTTCTGGATTAATGAAATTAGAAATTTTAAGTATTAAATAATGCGGATATCTTTTGACTTTGATGGAACTCTTGAAGATGATTTTGATGGAACTTTTAATAAACAAAAAGTTGAGGTCCAGAGAATTGCTTCTAACTATATCAGTCAAGGACATGATATTTATATAATAACAAAGAGGTATGGTCCAGAATTTAAAAACCTTGGATTAACAAATGAACATTTAAAAGTTTGGGATTTAGCTAAAGATTTGAATATTAACCAAAATAATTGTATATTTACAAACAGAGAATGGAAATCTGATACGATCAAATCTCTTGGTATTAACAAGCATTTTGAGAATTCAGAAATTGAAGTTAAAATGATTTCAGAACTAGGTATTTTGGTTGTTCATGTCGAAGATCCATATTGGAGAGATTTAGTTTATTAACCTTAATATATAATTTATGATAAGTAAATTTTCAAAATTAACAGAACCAACATCTTCAAAGTTTAAAATTGGTTTAGACTTACATGGTGTAATAGATGCTCTTCCTGAATTTTTCGCATTCTTAACTGATTCTGTAATTAAAAATGGTGGAGAAATTCATATCATCACAGGTGGATCTTGGAATCAAGATTTAGAAGATTTAATTAATTCTTATGGGGTTAAATGGACTCATAATTTTTCAGTTTATGATCACCTAATTGAAATAGACACACCAACTACTGGTGAAATTAAATTTCCAGATGGTACAATTCAAAAGAAATTTGCAGGTGATGCTTGGGATAAGGCTAAAGGAGAATATTGTAGAGAACATGGTATATCATTGCATATTGATGATACATTAATTTATAATGATTTCTTTACAACACCTTTTACCAGATTATGGACACATAATAATAAACCAAAGGCTTCTCATAAAGATATGAGACATTTAGATTAATCTTATTTTTTTCCTTCTTTTTCTCTTTTATCAGATTGTGCTGATGATACAAAAGATGGTATGAATATTATTAGTCTTTTATCAATTGGTGTTGATTCAATCTTACAATTCCATTTATCTGCTATTGTAAATGCTCTCTGATCAAAATTTGCTACAAATTTACCTGATACATCAAAAATATCAACATATGATGTGAAGAAGTCTAGTTTTTTTGAAGTAGCAATTACTTCATCATTTTCATCTTTTATACTATAAATCGAGTGTAGTGAAAACATAGACTCAATTATTTCCTGTTCTACTGAACCAATTTTTTGACCATTTTCATTAGTGATATTAATTTTAGTTCCAAAACTGAATACCTCTTGTTTAGCAGTTGATAATATCTTCCCAGTATTATCATAGTATTGGAAAGTTTTCCCCCAAGATAAGACTCTTTCTTCTATTTTTCCAAAATTATCTCTATTATCATTTGTGATATACATATCTGTTCCAATAGAAAGAATTTTCTTTTTTAATTGGAAAGAGTTTGGTATATCAACATGGTTTGATTGCACAATCTCTTTAGGTTCAATATTTTTATCATGTAAATAAGCACCTCCAGTGGCAAGACCACCAATTACGGCTCCTGTTGCTAAGACTCCTTTTAAACTAATTTCTTCATTGTGTTTTTGAAATGATTTAATGTGTTTCATATTAATAATCTCTTTTTGGTAGTGGCATATCACTTACTATATTTACTTTAAAAGTGAATCCATCATCTGTTCCATACACAGTATTTGTATCGTAATTACCACCAAATGTATATGGTTTTGGACCATTAACTTTTTTCATTTGTTCTTGTAATCTTTGTTGATTTTCTTGTTCTTGTAATCTTATCATTTCCTCAAATGTTAATCCATTATTTTGAGTAGGTTGGTAAGATTGTGGTTGTGATGCATAACCATATCTAGCAAGAAGCATTTCAGCTTCATTTTGTGAAATATCAGCTGGTTTAATCTCTTCTTGTTGGTCTTGTATTATTCTAACCTCTGGTCTGTTCATAACTTATTTATTAATTCTTGTGAGTGTAATAGTGTTATTACCGTAATTACTCATTCTAAAATTAGGTATTGGGTTATTTTCTAAATGTCTTAGATACATCTTTGTTCTTTGTGTCATATATCCCTTTTCATTTTCCTTAGCTAATCCTTCAAATTGAAGTTTATTACAAATAAATGATTTTCTTTTTAGGAAGTCATTTGTGATATCTCCTAATACCGTTGATAAAATCCTCCAAGGATTTGATTCTGCTAGTTTTGAGACTGACCAATCTTGTATATCATCATCCCAAACAAAATAAGACATTGTATATTCTTTACTTAAATTTCCTTTACCTATCGTTATATTTTTAAATTGAACAAGAAATCTATTACCTAAATCATCTTCAAATGTATAATCAACATAGAAATTATCATCCCTTATTAAAGAGTTTGAATAAGATTTAGATTCAAGAAATAACTTATAATTATTTATATGTTTCATATCATATATATAAAAAAGTGATTTAAAAAACTAATATATACAATATAAAAAAATAATTTAAAAAATTATGAAACACTTAAAAACATTTGAAAGTTTTCAAATAAACGAAGGAATTTTAGACTCACCTGTATACAAATATCTTCAGGATGAGGATAATAGAAAAAAAATGATGGCTGATAAAGTTGGTGTAATTCCGGATTCTCTTGACCCATTACCAAAGAAGTACATAGATTTGGAAGCTAGAAACCCTGATAAGAAAATAGACGGAATAGTTGATCTTTCAGATTTAACTATGGATGATTATAAAAAAGCGATTGAAATGGGTGAATCTAATAGATGGGCAAATCCATCTGGACCGATGTTAGGTGGGCCTCCAAAATTTTTCAAAGAGGCCGATGAAAAAATTAAAAAGGCTTACAGATATATCTACCAAGTAATTGATTCGTTTGTTAAAGGTAAACAACCTCATGGATTTGGTAGTGGAACGTAACAACACGGTTAATAATTTTAAAAAATTTGTTTTTATATAAATTTTTTTATATATTTAGACCATAAAAAATTCAAAATGCTTCCGGAAAATAAAAGAATCACTAACACACTTGGATTGGTCGTCTTTAAGTTTGAAATGATTGCTAAAGATTGTGAAATCGATCAAAGAGATTTTCAATCTTGGGGATTAACTCCAACAGAAGGAAAGAGACACATAATATTTTTAACTGAAACACCTCAGAAAACTAATGAATATATTTCAAAATTAGTTTCTGAAGGTGTTTCTTTTTCTTATACAGATATCACTCAATCAGTTGTTAAGATGATTGATGTTGATCCTCTTCTACATCGAGTTTATAAGTACAACGAAATTTTTAAATGGAGTATTGATCAAATCCGTATTCAAAATTTAAATACTGATGATGTGTTAGATAAAATTAATGAATATGGTAGAGATTCTCTTGATGATATTGACCTAAAAATTTTACAAAACACCTAAATAATTTTTTTATTAATCATTTTTTTTCATATATTTGTAAAACAAACAACATATAGACATGATTAAATTCTATAAAAATATCTGGTGTTTACCCGCTCTTGTTCTACACGAGTTATCACATATACTTGTTGCTCTTCTACTTTTCAGTAGAATTAATAAGATCCGTATCAAGAGACTTGACTGTGTTAGGATTTATATTTCTAACCTTAACACTCTAACTCAAGTTCGACTAGTAGCATTCTCTCCAATTTTAGTTCCAGTAGTATTCTCTCTACTATGTTTAAAAGATTTAAATTTTGTTTGGAGTGTAGTTTATCTTTTATCTACTTTTAGAACAACAGTTCCAAGTTTAGTAGATTTTAAAACAGCAAAAGTTCCTGCACCAAACTTCATCAAAAATCTCTATAATGAAGTTGATAAAGATGATGAAGAAGTTTTTGATCTTCCCGATGAAGATGATATCTTAGTTGATTCAACTAATTAAAAATTAAAATAAAAAAGACCTAAAAGGTCTTTTTTATTTTTCACAGAATTCTTTGAATTTTCTGTCAAACTCTTCGTCTGACATGTCATAAATCTCTAATACACGTTGGTTAGTATTCCAATTGTATAGAGCCACTCGTGTGGCCATTACTAGAATAACTTGAAATAGGACTAATCCTGTAAGGATTGACCATGCAACAATTGGATTGGTATCAAATAGAAAAGATTGATTATTGAGATATGAAAGTGTTAGAATAAAAGTAAATATTTCAATACCTACAAAATTATTAATTTTGTTTCTTAATCGAGATAGTTCTGACTTAATTTCAGCCTTTGCTTTCTCAATTTGATTACGTTCATCTATTGATAGGAAATTTGTCATAGTTCTGTTGTTTGTTTTACAAATATAATAAAAAAAAGTTAATTATAAAATTATATATTAAAAAAATTAAAACAAAGAAGTATATTTGTAATATATACTAAATATTGCGGGGTAGAGCAGAGGCAGCTCGTTAGGCTCATAACCTAAAGGTCGGTGGTTCGATTCCACCCCCCGCTACAAAAAAGTTTTACAAATATTTGGTGGTTTAAAAAATCTCCGTATATTTGTAAAACAAAATAGAACAATTTAAAATAAAGAAATCATGACAACTGTAACAACATATTATTATGAAGCGTATGAAGAACACTCAGCGACTGGAGATACTATGTCTGTGAAAAGTTGATATAAAATATTAACTAAAAACACAAGTAACCCAGTCAAATCAAATTGACTGGGTTTTTTGTTTTAAATATATTGTAAATGCTCTTGTCGTCTAACGGTAGGACTCCTGTTTTTCAAACAGATGTAGATGCGGGTTCGATTCCCGTCAAGAGTACAAATTGGGATAAAGGTCAGGGCAACCAAGAATGTCTGTAAAACATAGCTACGAGAGTTCGATTCTCTCTTATCCCACTAAATGCTCTTGTCGTCTAACGGTAGGACTCCGGTTTCTCAGACCGATGTAGATGTGGGTTCGATTCCCGTCAAGAGTGCAAATTGGCCCGTTCGTCTAGAGGAAGGACTCTTGGTTTTCAACCAAAAAAGAGGGGATCGTTACCCCTACGGGCTACAAAAATATTGGAAGGTGGCAGAGTGGCTAAATGCGTTTGACTGTAAATCAAATCTCTTCGGAGTACGGGGGTTCGAATCCCTCTCTTCCAACAAAAAATTTAGGAAAGAAAACTTTTCTAATATATAATAATATAATTAAAAATAGAATAAAATGAAAACTTTAAACATAACAATAGCAATAATCGGAGGCGGCGCGGGAGCGGGTGTCAATGACTGTGTTATGTCAAAAAGTTTTTAAATTATAATATTAAAAACTAAAAAACTTAACCCAGTCGATGAAAATTGACTGGGTTTTTTTATTTTGGTGAGTAGCTTAGACGGTAGAAGCATGTGTCTTATACACACAAGATAGTGGGATCGTTACCCACCTCACCAACATAAGCAAAATGTAGCTTAATGATAAAGCACCACACTTCCAATGTGGGGACGGGGTTTGATTCCCACATTTTGCTCTTGTGAGTAACAGGACTCGAACTATTTAATATATAAAATAAATAGTTCTTGTTATGTTGCATATAATTTATAAAATTACAAATATCTTAAATGGTAAAATTTACATAGGTAAACACTCAACGACTGATATAAATGATGGTTATATGGGAAGTGGAAAATATATTAGAAGAGCCATAATTAAATATGGAGTTGAAAATTTTGTAAAGGATATATTATTTATATTAGATAGTGAGAATGAGGCATACGAAATGGAGAAAAAAATAGTTAATGAGAGTTTTATAAAAAGAATTGATGTGTATAATATAATTGTAGGTGGTGATTGTTTTGAATCAATAAATTCTAACATTGTACTAAGAAAGGAAAAAAATAAAAAAGCTGCTATTTCAATGAATAAAATTAATTGGAATAATCCAGAATTCAGAAAAAGAAATAAAGAAAGAATGGTTATACAGAATAGAAATCTTAGAGAATTGGGAATTTTAAAGGCACCTGATTGGACAGGAAAGAGTCATAAAGAAGAATCGAAAAAGAAGATTGGTGAAAAAAATTCTAAAAGTCAAAAAGGTGAGAAAAATTCTCAATATGGAACTTGTTGGATATATCATATTGAATTCGGAAATAAAAAAATTAATAAAAATGATTTAAATGATTATATAAGTATTGGATGGATAAAAGGAAGAGTTATTAAAAAAGTTGATATTTAAAATGCCGGAGGACTCCCTGTTAGTCCCAGGGTCCGGCTCCAGGGGAATTAGCTCAGTTGGCTAGAGAGTTTGTATGGCATACAAAAGGTAATCGGTTCAAATCCGATATTCTCCACAAAATAAAGGGGCGTTGTACAGGCGTGACCAAACAACTTTGCAAGTTGTTCTGAAAAACAGGGTTCGATTCCCTTACGCTCCACAATTAATTATCTTGAAATTTACAATAATTTGATTATATTTGTATATGATTAAAGTTTTAGGTAATATTCCAAAAGGAGAATTCGGACTTGCTTGTTCTGGTGGAGTTGATTCAATGGCGATTGCTAACTTTCTATTGAATGGTGGATATTATCCTAATATTCTATACTTCAATCATAATACAGAAAATGGAGATAAAGCCGAAGAATTAGTTACAAAATATTGTAGAACTCATAACTTAAAATTATTTGTTGGAAGAACTGATTTAAGTCCTAAATCTAACAAAGAAAAGATTTGGAGTGATTTGAGATATGAATTTTTCTCACAATTTGATTTTCCTATTATTACTTGCCATCATTTAGATGATTGTGTAGAGACTTACTTATTCTCTTGTCTTAGAGGATTTCAATCGGTTATTCCTTATTCTAGAGGAAATGTGATTCGACCATTCTTACTTAATGAAAAATCAGTATTTTATAAATGGTGTCAGAATAAAAATGTACCATTTGTTGAAGATGAATCTAATTCTTGTGTTGATTATTCAAGAAATCGTATTCGTCACAATATTGTACCAGAGGCACTATTGGTGAATCCGGGATTGAAAACGGTTGTTAGAAAGATGATCCAAATTAAAGATCTAAAATAGATTTATCTTTAAGGTTATAGAACCTTACTGGGTTTGTTTCTGCTACTATATCAACTTTATAGTAACTTAATTTAGACCAATCATCAATCCTATTTTTTATCTGGACGCTTTTGTATCCAACAAGATCTGGATTTTTATTAGTATGACAAAAAATTATCAAATCAACACCGAAAACCATATCTATAAAATCTCCATTTCCACCAGAGTGTGCGATTAAAAATCCTTTAGATTGTAAAAAGGCTGTTACTGAATCTTCAGCTACTTCTCCTATCTTAGACATTTTCTTTGAATATACCGTAAATTTTTTAAAATCATCCAATCCTTTCCCCTTTTCAATAAAGTAAAGTACTATTAATCTTTTTAAGTATGGTTTTATTTCTAACAATCCTTGTTTGGGATTATTCATAATTGAATCATATACTAATTTACCCTTTTCATAGTTGTTATCACATCCTCTTTTTATTAATTCAACTAAAAGATCAGATAAATCTAAATAATTTGTATTTAATTTATTGACATAATCCCATTCGCCATTCTCATCTAAAACTAATTTTTTACTTTGTATGCCACCTGGTAATTTTTGAGATAGTCGTAAATTTATGTGGTCTAATGGCATTGAGGTTTTTTTCAATAATTCAACACCTCTATTAAACTTATCAATTTGATTTTGATTTAATGATGTTTCATAATTATATTCTTTGAATATATCATCAATTATAGACATCATACCAAGACCAGTTGACGTGTAAAGCCAAGACTTAAGATTTTTCATCTTTTCAAATAGTGATACAAAGTCGAGAGGTTCTGGAGATTCAAAAATTGAAATCTGTGACTCAGAGAATTTTTTCATATGTTATATATCTTTTTCATAGAATTCTATAATGATTAAATCACCTTTAAATCCAAATGTCATTATGTCACTTCTTTGATATTTTAATTCTCTTTGTGTCCATTTTTTAAACTCTTCAACATTTTCTATGTTTATTTCATGATGTGAGCTGTTGATCGTTATAGGGTTATCACCATCACCTACAACTATTATTTTATAATCATAATCCTCCATATACTCTACAATGTCTTCCAGATATTGAATTAGTGTATCATTTATCTTACCACCTTTAGTATTACCCTCGGCAACTCCCGGACCATCCCAATCAAATTCATCTAATGGTTCAAGAATAACTCTTGTAGAATAATCATCGTCATTATACTTTTCAACATTTGTGTGAATAGTTATACTCCATTCGCCTTCATCTTTTAAATCCAAAGATAAATCTTTAAGATGTTCAGCGTCTTCATCTATGTCAAATGATTCAAATAGTTTTAAGTATTTCATATATTATATATTAAAATATGAAATTTTTAATTAGACTTTTTAATATATAATTAAATCATTTACAAAATATGAAGCATTTAAAAAAGTTTAACGAGTCTAATAATGTATTACCTGCAAAGATATCAGGTTCTTATAAAAGTTTGATAGACGCTTATAAGGGTGAAGATGGTGCAGATGCACATATCGATATACGAACTAAAGTCTTTTCAAATAATTTAGATCAATATAATGCAATTGTACAAGCTGATCTTTTTAAAAGGTGTGAGGAGAAACATGGTAAACTTCCGAACTACATTAGAAAATATTATAAAATGATCTTTGATCTTGATTAATTAAAATTATTTTTAATATATAATTAAAATTATTTTTTGTAATGAACTATTTAAAAATGTACGAAGATTTTGAAGAAGATTATCAAGGATTGCCATCTGAACAAGAAGAAGATCTTTTTGAGATATTCCATGAGTGGATTGATTTAAAATATCCAGAGCATTCAAAGGAGGAACTTATTGAAATGTTTAAACCAGGTACAGATAGTTTTGTTAGATTTTTACAAGAATTAGAATCTGAAACAAGATGGTTTGATTATAGTCAAGTTGAAAAAATATATCAAGAAATATCCTTGTATATAGATGATTTATATACTGATGATACGGAATGGGATGATCAGGAACATTAAGATTTTAAACTTATTCTATTATTTTTAATAAAATTAAAAATAAATATTAGAAATGATTAAAAACGGAAGTAAAGTAAAGGTACATTATACTGGTAAATATACTAATGATAGTATTTTTGACACCTCATATCGTGATGATAGAACAGCTCTTGAGTTTGTTGTTGGAGAAGGTCAATTAATTCAGGGATTTGAGGAAGCTGTTTTGGGTATGATTCCAGGTGAGAAAAAAACTGTTCAGATTGATCCAGAAAGAGGATATGGTGAGATAAATCAGGAGATGATTCTTAGTGTTCCTAAAAATATGGCTCCTGATAATGTTGTGATTGGACAAACATTGAAAGGTACTCTAAAGAACGGACAAGAAGTACCTTTTATAGTTAAGGAAATAAATGACTCTAATATCTTAGTTGATGCGAATCATCCATTGGCTGGTGAGACATTAGTATTTGATATTGAAATTTTAGAAGTTGTTTAATGATAATCTCTTCTGTTATTACTTTACCCGATAGAACTGATGATTTCATCAAAACACTTGATGAATTATTATTAAGTACAATAATTCCAGACTTTTTATATGTTTCGATATCGAGATTTTATCCTAGACTCAATAAGTCTATAGATGAATCTGATATTGAAAAAATATCTGAAAAATTAAAAAACTATCCTATCGAGAATAGGATAGTTTTTTATGATCAGGATATAGGACCTTGTCTTAAACTATTAACTCCACTAAAGGAACATAACTTACAATCTGATGATCAAATATTAATATTTGATGATGATAATGGATTATTCCCAACTGCTATAGAATGTTTGAAAAATATTCATGATAAGTGTGGTAGTGACTCTGTATATGGAATAATGGGTATTAAAGATGATAAATTTGTCCATGGTGAATTTATAAATGGTGACTATCATATTGTTGATTTGTTAGGTGGATATCGTGGAGTTCTTTACCCAGCAAATATTCTAAATTATGAGGATTTATATAATTGGGTAAATATGTTCATCGATGGATATAAGCTTCACGATATGATTGCGATGCATGATGATCATATTTTTAGTTACTATTTAAAATACAAAAATATTGAAAGTAGAGTAGTCAATGTTTATCCAAGATATGAGTGGAAAATAAACTACTGGCCAAAGCCAAATAGTAATGGAATATTTCAATACGATAGAGTAGAAGAATCTATTGAAGTTCTAGCCGAAGTTTTAAAGAGTAATAATATATCTCTATAACTTTAAAAACTTTATTGTATATTTGTAATACAATAAAAACAGAAAAATAATAAAATAAATTTGGTGGTGTAAAAAATACACCATATATTTGTAAAACAAAATCAAAAGGAACATAAACTTTTTAATATATAAGAAATAATGAAAACAATGAATCTAAATATCAATTTGAATCTCACGATGGTGGTGAATACGTTATGTATTAGAACCGCTGGTTCGGGTTGTGCAAAATTTGGATTTATCTCATGATGAAGTAAATAACTCCAAATAAGATATAAACCCGAACCTCGAAAGAAGTTCGGGTTTTTTGTTTTATATGGTCCCGTAGCCCAATTGGAAGAGGCAACAGACTTAAACCCTGTACAGGTATCGGTTCGAATCCGATGGGGAGTACAAAAAGGAAGTACCACCTTTTAAAAAATGGTACAAGATGCCTCAGTGGCGAAACGGTTGAAACGCACTAGTTTTAGAAACTAGCACCCTCGTGGAAAACACTGTCGGTTCGAGTCCGACCTGAGGTACAAAAAGCTCCTTCGTCCAACTGGACAGGACATCGCTCTTCTAAAGCGAGAATGTGGGTTCGAATCCCGCAGGAGCTACAAACAGAAATATTCCTCAGAAGCTCAGTGGCGAGCAACGTGCTGTTAACACGTAGGAAGTAGGATCGTAACCTACCTGGGGAGCAAAGATTTTTAATATATATGATTAACAAAATAAGTTAATCAAAATGAAAAAAGAAATATTAGAACTCAGAAAACTTGGATTTAGTTATAATGAAATTGCTAAAAAATTAAATTGTTCTAAATCCACAATTTCTTATCACTGTTCTAAAATCGAGAATAATGACGAGAAAATAAAAAATAATTTAAAAATAAAAAATAAGAGACAAGAAAAATCAAATTCTTTTTTACTAGAAACAGATAAAATTGATGAAGTAATTGAACTAAGAAAAGAATTAAAAACTTATGAAGAAATTAAAAAAATAACAGGACTATCGAAATCAATAATAGGAAAAATATGTAGAGAATATGAACTAATAATGAATAGGAAATTTTCTGAAATATCAAATGATACTAAATCAAAGATAAGAGAAACATATAAAGAAGTTAAAAGTACTAGAAAGGTAGCCAAACTACTAAATGTTTCGAGAGATTCTGTTATGAATATTGTTTCACAAAAAAGAAAAAAACAATTAGTAAAAGGAGTAGTTGAATGGAGAAGGAGAAAGAAAATTGAACTTGTAGAATATAAAGGTGGTGAGTGTGAAAGATGTAGATATAAAAAATGTATAGATGCTCTTGAATTTCACCATAGGGATCCAAATGAAAAAGATTTCACCATTTCAGGTAAATCTTGGTCTTTTGAAAGATTAAAAAATGAAGTTGATAAGTGTATTTTATTATGTTCTAATTGTCATAAGGAAACACATTTTGAAGAGAAAACGGCGTGTAACCCTCAATCCTGATAAGATTGCTACGGGTAATTGGTAAGTGAAAATGCTGGTTCGATTCCAGTCACGCCGACATATTGATTGGAAGCTAGTATGGTACA